TCAGAAGCTGTCAGGTGGGCTCTTTTCGAACTTCCACTTGGTCATCTTTTTGGCAGCATGGAAGCTCTTGCAGTTGGCGATGAACTCATTGCGGTCCCACTCCTTGGAGAGGCTCGCCAGGATTTGCTCATAGGTTTCACCCGAGCAATTCGCTTCGTTGGGTTCAGGCACCCTGTCTTCGGCAATGGCTGTAAGGCTCAAGGCAACGCCAAGCGCTGCAACCAGACGTGCAAAAGGCACAATGGACATTCACTCACTCCTTTGAATGGACCCGCTTCAGAAGCCCGTTTTACAGGGCCCAAAAACGCAAAAAGCCCTGAATAATCAGGGCTTAGGATATGGCGGAAGCGTAGAGATTCGAACTCTAGGATAGTTGCCCATCGACGGTTTTCAAGACCGTAGGACAAAGCCCCGCCCCGTGCGGATTGTAAGGCGAAATCGATTCCAAAACAAACCAGAAACGGCACGGCTACAAGCCGCATGCTGCAAGGGTCGCCGTTTCAGTTTTGGAATCGATTTTGGCAGTATTTCGCACACCACCAGCCTCCCTTAACATCCCCATCCAGGCGTTCTGCCGACGACGATCCGTCCTGGCTCGTCACCATCCCAACTATTCGCAATCTCGTAACTGAACAGGCCGATGTGGTACGCCTCATCAACCTCCATCAACCCCCACGCCTTGCCAGCCTCCGACAGCTCCAGCATGTCAACCAGGTTCTCGTCGCTGACCTCTCGCCTACGATGGGCCGCATACGCCATCTCATCGAGCACGGCAGCGCGCCCTTCGGGATCGGTGACCAAAGCGAACCGGTCGTTCAGTTCGTCCATCCATGCCTGTGGTATCCCGGCCATCATTCTGCCCTGCACCACCAGGACTGCGCATACAGCACGCCGTCAACTTCTTCAATCCCGTTGATGTTGATGCCGAGCTGGGCCATGCCATTGACCTTGGCGTCGTGCAGGCGCGGGATAATGTCCGGTCCAGGTGTAGGGTTGAACACCCAGGCCTGAGTCGATACGCGCCCCAGGGGCTCGCTGTGGTGATCACCGATGTGGACGTCCGCGCGGAGTGGCTGGACTTTCCGTAGGCGGTCGGAGGGTAAGGCCACGCCATGCTCGCGGCGTCGAACGAGAAGGAAGTACATGCGGCACCAATACTGGATAGATAAACAGTATCGTATAGCCACTCAGTATCGCAGGCAACGACCGACCGGCGCCCTAATGCAGCGGTGGCAACTGCTTGCCTCGGGCCTTGGCCACTACACGCAGCTGGTAGTCGGACACAACCTGGAACAGCGACTCAGCGAGTAGGCGCAACCGCTCGACCTCCTCAGGTGCCGCGCTACGATCCTGTGCTTGATGGTACTCTCGCATTGCATCAACAGCCTGCTGAATCAACGGCTCACCTGCCTCAACCATGCCGATAAAAGTGCGCTTGTCCATATCCCGTCCCGATCTTCTGTCAGGGCAGTATAGTCTGCGACATGCTTCTACCAAATGGGCGGTTCCGGCACCAGCTTTCAGCCATGGATGACCGAGGCACTCGATAGATAAATAGGAAATCTATGATCCAAAAAATTGAAAATGCGATGATGACCGCATTTGATCATACCCTGCGTAAATACTCTCAAATCCTGAACAATTATTACCCGGCGCATAACAGCACCGGTTTCACGGAGAGAAATCTGACGAACAATTTCGCCAGTGGGCTGGAGCATGCTCTAGGACAAGACGCTTTTGCGTGGTATGAGGCACCGTTGGACGCGGAGGCACGACTTCACCTTGACGCTATCGTTTTTGACCCCTCCACGAAAAGCTGCTTTCTCATTGAGGCCAAGAGATTCACCAATCCCAAGAAAAAAATTGCTGACACCATTCATGATGTCCAGCGGATGTCCCACCAGGCTCATCATGTCACTCTGGAGCTAGGGCTAAGCAAGCTGAAGATAGAACATCGTTACGCCGTCGTATTGGCTGATGTCTGGACGGAAAATGAATCCAAACTAGAAGTCTTCAGTAGTTGGCCTCAATGCCTACAAGACTCATCATTTGACAAGCTAGCGCGCAAAGCAGGCTTCGAAGATCTCGAGGTTGAAAAGGACTGGAAGCACCGTTACAAAATTATGATGGCAGCCAAAAAGCTGAATCAATGAATCAAAGCTTTATAGGATGCCTCGCACGCAAGGCCCGCTATTCGGGCGCGGTCATAAGCCTGCGCCAGCTCTCCTGCTCGCTCGTCAGCCCTTGCGGGCAGGTCGGGGAGCACCACGGCGGCGCGGGTGGGGAGCGGATCCTTTACACCACCACGCGACCGAGGCCCGAAAAAACGATCAAGCCTTCACTATCCAGTTATAGATGCGCTTCACGTACCCAAGAAAATTCCAAGCGAGCATGGCGCCAATGAGCGCCCCAAAGAAGCCGAGCTTGAAAATGCTTTGTTGCCAAACACTCGACGAATCTAGCAACAGGTACGCGACTCGACGCAAGCCGATTTCGTAGTAAGACTGGTAGGTGACAAAAAAAGCGACCAGACACAGCGCTATGGACAGGATCACTACAACAAACCCAAGCCTGTTCACCGGGCTTTCAAACTTCTCAAGACTCATCCTTGCCCCCTCCATTGAGGCAAGGCATTCAACCAATTCCAAGCGTTGAAAATCAAGTGGCTGACACATCAATCATCACAGCAGCCAACTGCTATGCATGCCTTATGCTCTGCCGCCGCCCAGCAAGCAGCCCCCTTTCACTTCAAGGGTGCCGGTCTTGCGGAGACCGGCAGCGCCCCTCTTCGAGCATGGCCTGTGCAACTGGTCACTGGCCAGCCCTTATCCCAACGATGACCGACTCGCACGCCAGCCCCGCTACTCGGCTCCGCTCAAGCGCTTTCGCGAGGCTTCCCGCCATTCGGTCAGACTCTTCAAGCAATCCCCCGAGCACCACGACGGCAGAGGCTCCTGCCTGGCGCTGCTGGGTAGCGATGGCACCGCAGGTCGCAGATCTGCCGGCCCGTAGTCGGGCGATTTCCCCGCGCAGGCCGACAGCCCTAGACTCAGCATCAGCAGCCCTGCTTTCAAGATCGGTGTATTTTTCATCTGCTTTCCTTCCGACTTCGTCCGCCAAAGATTGGCGGCGCTGTTCTTCGGTCCTGGCCTGGGCGGCTGCTCGCCGGTCGCGCTCGGATACCTCCAGCCGATAGTCGGCCAAGGCCTTGTCGGATCGGGAGGTTTCCGCGCGCGCATCAGCTGCAGCACCATCAGCGATCACAACCCGGTACTGCTGCCCGCCGGCAACCAGCATCAGGGCGATCAGCCACCAGCACCAGGCCGGTACTGCGGTGAGCCAGGTCATACCAGTGCCCGCCGCACACCCTCGTCAATGATCGCGGGCGTGTACGGGTTGCCGCCGTTCTCGTGGATGATGATGCTGACGACCATCCCGCGGAGCGTGGCGGCATCCTTGATGTTTATCTGGTCGGTGGCGCGCACGCCTAGGCGCTTGGCCACGGCCCCCGCGTAGGCCTGGGTGTCGTTCTCGTTGCTCGGCGCCCAGCGACTGATGGTCTCGAGGACCGTATCGATGCCCTTTCCGCCCACGCCTGGCATCCCGTCTTTGCCCCGGTAGTTGATCAGCAGCTTGCCCAAGGCACGAATGCCGTTCTCTGGCGTGTCGAAGATGGCGAAGCGGCCACCTGGCTCCTTGCCGATCTGGCCCTGCCAGTCATTGCGCGGGTTGAAATCGATGTTTCCGGGGTTCCGGTTGCGGATGCCTCGGGGTGTGGTCATGGTTATCTCCAGGCAAAAAAAGCCCGCACGAGGCGGGCATAGATGGTTAGTTGCGAGCCACTCATGCTAAGCAGGATGCAACACCGGGAATTCTATAGTTCGAGGCGAGGGTGGGCGATCAGGTGGCGCTACACCTACAACGTGGTATTCTCGAGATTTTACAAATCAGGATGTAAAATGAAGGCTGTAACATACTGGGAGTCAGCCCCAGGAAAAACAATGCCACCTTATATCGCACTTTGCATAGCCACAATGCGACTAGCGCTTGGGTCGTCATTCCTTCTTTTGCATGAAAATAATATTTCTGAGTTTCTGCAGGGTGATTTTCAAGAGAAGTCATGGGCTTTCAAACCCAGAGAAAAAGAACAAGACCCCGAAATAAAAGCGATCGTAGCCAAAAGCGACTATATACGGATGGCATATGTGGCTCAAAATGGCGGTTTCTGGATGGATGCCGATACGATCGTCTTTAAGAACTTTTTGCAAAATTTTGAATTGACAAAAAATTCAATTTACTGGCATAGCGAGCAGTTTTTCGGAGGGAATAGCGGCAGCAGACTACTAAAGACAGCTTGCGCTAAGGCGCTTGCTGACGAGTACCAGTCATGGGGCAATCCGGGTGACATTAAAAATCTAATCCAAGCCAACCCCGAAGAAGCAAAGACGATACCGCCAGAACTAATAGACCCAGGATATCGCCCCACCTACACATACGCCAACTGGGAAATACTTCTAGACAAGGAAATTAACGTACAGGACTTCCTAAACAACAAGGAAGCAAAACTTATGAAACTGTACAACACCTACCTGCGCGAATCGGGCCTAGGACTTTTGAGCATGGAAGAGTTCTTTGACTCCGATACATTGATTTCGCGTATATTTTTGTCTCTTAATCCTGATAAAAAATTCTGGATCACCCAGACTGACCGTATATTGAGGGACCACAACGCATCATGATGAAATAAAGGCGCCTCAAGTGTGCTAGCACGCAGGCCCGCATTACGCGGGCCTCTGCTGCCCTGTAAGTCACCCCGCCTTGATGACCGACCTAAATTCTCGATCACGAGGTACTTGCCAAATCTACATAATTAGGGCAGATAGAATCTTTCGGTCACGCAGTGGAGTTAGCTTGACTGGATGGCTGATTGATAGGTTGCTGCTGAGTAAGGCCCTTCTGACGCGCCAGCTGTTCGATCACCTTATCGCGCTCGCCGTATAGGGAAACGACTCCTTCCGACATCACAAGTACGCGATCTAAGCGTGTAAGGACGTTTGGCCGATGCGAGACAATGAAAACTGTTGACCCTAACTCTTTGAGCCTTTCGAGCGCAGCCCCCAAAGCACGCTCACCTAATTCATCAAGGTTTGAATTCGGCTCGTCGAGGACTATCAGCCTAGGAATACCATAGATCGCTCGTGCTAGACCGAGCCGTTGACGTTGGCCGCCGGATAGGTTGACCCCCTCACTACCGATGACGGTCTCGTAGCCGTCGGGTAGCATGAGAATCATCTCATGCACCCCGGCAATTTTTGCCGCCTGAACGACCTTCTCTGGATCAACAGTCTCGAAGCGAGAGATATTGTCGCTGATGGAGCCTTCAAATAGCTCGATGTCTTGAGGCAAGTACCCTACATATGGACCAAGGTCGTGCTTATTCCAATCAGTGATGTCAATATTGTCGAGGAGTACGGCGCCGCGTTCGCAAGGCCAGATTCCCAAGAGTGCACGTACTAGCGTTGACTTCCCTGCACCACTCGAGCCAATGACTCCAACAATAGAACCGGCGGGAACAGAAAAGCTGACATCCCGCAAGACTGGCGTCGAACCACCAGGAGGGGTTACTACTAAGCCCTCGACATGAATACACCCCGTAGGAGGAGAAAGTTTTTTACTCTCGGGCTCAGCACGCAGATCTCTCATTGCCTTGTTCAAGCGGTCATACTGGACCTTGGCTGAAATGAAACCCTTCCAATTTCCGATGACTTGATCAATGGGCCCCAGCGCTCTCCCCAATAGCAAAGACCCTGCTATGAGGAGACCAGGATTAATCTGATGAGTAACAACTAGGTAGGCACCAATGGCGAGCGCAATGGATTGTGACCATGTACGAAAGGTTTTGGAAACTGAGCTTATGAGTGCTCCCTGGTCGCCTGCGTCGGATTGCATCCTTAACAGTTTTCGCTGTCGACTCGCCCATCTGTTCATCAGCGTCTCAAGCATACCCATCGACTCGATAACCTCAGCATTACGCAGGAGCTTGGTCGTGATAACATTAGACTCGACGATCTGCCTATTTGCTTCAGCGGTAAACTTTCCTGTAGCTTTATGATTTATCACGGCCAGCACAATAAGCACTAGTGCGCACCCGATAGTAAACCAGCCCAACCAAGGATGGAACAGGAACATGACCGCTGTATATACCGGGAACCAGGGAGCGTCAAAGACGGCAAGAATTCCTGAGCCGGTGAAGAACTGCCTAAGTGCGGTTAGGTCATTTAGCGATTGAGCCGTTGCATCAGTACCACCGCTATTGAGTGCGCGTTTAAAGCTTGCACGGTAGACGTCCGAACTGAGTAGAACAGAAAGTCGGTTGCTGACTCGAACCAGAATTCTAGAGCGCACCCATTCCAACGAGCCGGACGTGACAATCAAGCCTGTCAGGACGATGGTCAGAATCCCAAGCGTTGAGGTGTTACCCGAAGGCACCACTCGACCTGAAACCTGGATCATAAAAAAGGTCGGGACCAGCATTAGAGCATTCACAAATAAGCTGAAAAACCCAACCGACAGAAAACTTACTTTGCAAGCTTTGATAGCAGCATGCAATTTATTGTCCTTTAAGGTACTCATGGCATCCGTACTGATCTGAACACAAAAGGTGCGCAGTGTAGCATCTGCTTGCGCCATGCGGGCCCAGATGAAAATACATTCATGAGCGCGACCGCGGCCCAAATTCTTGCGGATGCTGCAAGAGGGGAATGAGCCTGGGCACAATCCCCAACCGGGAGGAAATCACAAAGGGGCTAAGGATTGAGCAACGCTGCCCGGGCCTCTGCTGCTCCTCGCGACCGCAAAGAGCACCAGATTAGAAGATGCCCGGTATCACTCGGTGAGCGCCGAATCTTGCGTCTGAAGCGATTCCCGGGAGGCAAGTACTTTACGGATAACGGCGACAAGCAATTCACAGCTTTGAGCATCCGCCTCATTGCTCAAGATTACTTCGCCATTGGCCCCCTTGATATCCCCGTTGTGGTCAGCCCGGAATACCCCAACAACCCGATCAGAGCCCTTCAATGGCGAGCCGGTGACAATCGTCGCTTCAAGGTGGCAAAAACCGTCTGACACCACCGGAGCAACCTTGATGGTGAATGGTTTTCCAAGAACTCTACCGGTTACGAGCTTAGCTTCCCGCTCTACGTTGATTTGAGCATAACCTTTCAACACACTTTCACTGAACTGAGGCCAAGCATCTATAATCTCCCATAAATGATCACCCGCCATATTGAGGCTTGCCTCGATTCTCGTAAGGCTATTGCAGAAGTCCTTGCGATCGAACTCTAGATCCATCTTTTCCATCTGGCAGCTCCAGCTTGTTTGCATGAGGGGCCCTATCTACATCAAAACCAATAGGTTTTCCAGTCCGCGTGGTTATTTTCTGTGCAAAAAACCTGGAAATGCTGCCCGCACTCACGACTCCTTTCGGCGTTGCGCGAAGTCAGATACAGCCCTGAGCCATCCGCTTTCGGGGTCCAAGACCGGCGCGGCCCCTGAAGAATCGCGGGACCGGCTGCTGCCCCATACGATGCAACCATCAGCCCCCAGAGACTCTAGCGCTTGCAAGCGCTGACTCATCTCGTCGTAAGATAGCCAGCGCGTTGCTCGACCCTCGCCAACCTCCGGGGTTATATAAGGGATGATTTTTTTGGAGGTAGAATATTTTCGGGCAGCGCTGATGTTGTAGCGCGCACTTTCAAGCCAAACTCCGAAGTCACTCCCGCTGTAGTTATAAAGAGATGGGCTAAAATAATCCACTGAAGCCGCAACCTCATTATACCTTGCGTTGATTTCTTCATACTTTTTGACTTTGCTCGCAGACCATCCAAACGTATTCTGAGGCACTGTCGCATAAAGGCCGATAATCGCTTCTGGATGGGACCTCCTATACAAGCCAATCGCCTCTAGAATTCGGGATGGTGTTCTTTCATCAAACCGATCCCAGCTTTCGAGATCAAGCGAAATCATATGAGATTGTTTTTTTTGGTAATCCGCGGCAACAGCTCGAACTTTTGCTTGACTTATAGTCGCATTGTTTTTTCTATCTTTTGTGCGTGGAAAACTTAAAATTTTATTATCATACACAACCTCAATGGGCCTCACTCCAAGCTCTGCAAGCCAGGCCTGATCAGGCTCAGCCTTGACGGCCGCGCCATCCACTAATCGAGTTTTGTAGGGGATGAATCCGTACACATCGAATGCGGCAGCTACCACAGGGTGGATGCCACACGCAGCCATTGCTAGGCCCACCCATACTTTACTAACAGCCATCTTATCTCCTTGCGCGAGCTGCGATAGACACACTAGCGATGTGGATCACGCTGCCTTACACAACGTTCCCTCCAGCCTTCAAGCCCACATCGAAGGCTTTCAATCAATCCATTTTTATCAAAAGGCGAGTGCTCAGCAAGGCTGCCGAGATATTTCGATACCACCAATACGGCGCCATGTCAATGGGCTTTGCCAAACTCCGCCCTCCTCCGCTAGATCGTGCCGTTTCCTACCGCTGATCGATGGTTGCTACGATGCACGTCATTACTTTATGGTATAACAGTAACAGCCATAATTTAAGGAAAGGGCATGTCTATCGAAATCCATACTATAACCTTTACCGGCGACTCAAGGCTGCATGAATTACAAGCACTTTCAATAGATAAGAAATTTGATCATAGCGCGATATCGAAATACCGAATCGTAGTTAATGACAAGAATGAGAGCGCCGTCAGAGAAAGCATTGAGAACTTTTTAAATACCAACATCTCTTTAGCACTTCGCCAAAAGACTGAGATCGTTTCATCTACTAAATATTTAGAGATCGGAACTGACGGCTGGAAAGACCAGCAATACCTGAAACTTTTTTCGGTGGCAGACTCCAGCGCAGACTGGGCAATTGTGCTTGACGCCAAAAACCACTTCGTAAAGGACACACTAGTTTCAGATTTCTTCGAAGGCGAAAAAGCCAAAACTACATTTTCACACCCTTCTCCACTATTGGAGCCTCTTCTTCTTGGCTCCAACGAATTTTTCGGCGTCGACAATTATCCTGGCGCCTCTATGCCAACTATTACCCCTTACACCATGAAGCCCGAACTTGTAAGGCTTATGTTAAGCAGGATTAAGTCTGACGCCCGCCTAGAGGGATCTGGCAGTCTTTCTACTGCGCCTGCCCTTAAAAAGGTAAGCGAGTTCTTCCTCTACTTTGCATTCATGCAAAAAATTGGCTGCGTTGGCGATTATTATCAAGCCTCGGGCAAGCTCTGCGAGACGCTTTACACTACTTGGCCGCAAGACCATGATATTGTAGAGCGATTCCTGAACGACCTGCTTGCTGGAAAGTATTTTGTTTTCGGGCTGCACCGGAAGCGCCTACCTCAATTAACCGACAGAGAAAAAGAGCTAATATCGGAAATATGGAAACCTTTAGGGCTTCCAAAGCCTCACAGCTATTACCTAGAGGCTGTGTAATGAAACTGAGCCCGAGTTAACATCGGGCTCAGAACCAACACAATATCTTATCTAATAAGAAGCTTTCTCCACGCGCACCCTGAGCGTTCCTGCGCCCAAGTCTATGGCTGACCCAGTGTCGTTTCTTAGGAAGACCTCAACCGTGTCTTGAGCTGATACGCTCGCCTTTAGGGCAGCTCCACCCAGCGGCAAGGTGAAGGCTGCGTCAGTGAAATCACCAATGCTGACCCCTGGGACGGTCACTGTCTGGGCAGGGGATTGTTGACCGGGCCCTACGCTTGGAGGGTTCCAAGCGACCGATCCGTATAGCTTTTGATGCCTATCTGCGGGCAGGAAAAGCATTGGAGTCTCGCCCACGAAGACCCCTGCGTAGCATATATCGATATTGAATGGTGTTCCGTCATCGGTATAAATCTGGATATCCGATACAGTGCCCGCAGGGATGTCAGCTCCAGTCGTCATGTTGACAGTTGACCATTCACTATCAGTCAGAGTGGCACTGAAGAAGAGCCCGGAGAACGAGACTCTTAGCGTCTTGCTACCGGATGCTGCATTTCTCGCCACAAGCACGCAACTGCACCTAGCGGTTGTCGGCAGGGCTTTAGGTCTGATCCTGACAGAGTTCGAAGCGGTGAGCGCCTGATTGATGTTGAGGTAGTTTCCTCGAATTCCTCCAGAAAAGGATGCCCCTGTTTTCGGAGTGATAGAGGAGCTGTTGGCAGACCCTACAGGCAAGCCAGCTCCTACATACGAAGGCAAAACGTCGTAGAAGTCACCGTTAGGCACTAGGTTGTAGCCCGTGTCGCTCTTCCATCCTGCGGCTCGGTCCGATCGATACCCGCTTGAAGAACCCCGGGCGACTTCAGAGATCGCGGCAAAGTACGGCATCTCATTGGCCGCATGAGAATCTGTGCGGATCCTGGTCTTCGGCCGAGACTTGAGTCGGACATATTTGCTGTCGAGATATGTGTCATCGAACAGCATTTCGATGTCGGCGATATTCGCAGGGTCAGCATACAAAATGTCAACCGTGTGGTAGCTGATGTCACCACCGTGCCATGTCCACGACTGTACATTCTGGTTGGCCACGAAGCGGAAGGCGTAGTCCTGCGCCTGAGCGTATCCTTGGCTAGCGTTACCGCGGAGCGCAACGTTGATGAAGTCGAATTTGTTACTCGGCGCCGTCGAGTTCTGATGAGTCATGATGGCTTGGAACTGGCCGCCAATGAACGTGTTCCAGTAGTTGTCAGAGAATACCGTTCCCCGCGCCGACCCGCAGATCAGCAAGCGCATCTTCAGATCCTTCATCTGCGCAAACCATGCGCCGTTCAGGTGGAGGTCGGTGCTAAATCCTTCCAGGCCCGTGATGGTCAGCCGCTTGCAGCTATCGGCGCGCACTGCGCATTCGCTGACGATAGTAGCGCCAGTTGCTTCGACCTCTAGCCCGCCGATCGTAGGGCTTTGGCCAACTGTCTTGAAATTAATTTCGCTGACCACGTATTTGCCTGGCGGAATCAACGCTCGCCCGATCTTGAGTTGGGAAGTCCATTTTGCGAATGCAGCGGTGCCATCGGTAACGCCGTCAAGCGGACAGTTGAACCAATGGACGTTGATCCTCCCATCGTGGATTCGCTCATACACCACGCCAGTTACCGTGACGATGTATGTCCCGTCGGTATCGATGAAGCCAGGGATCACTCCAAGGCTTCTGAACTCTCCATACAGGCCCGGCCTGGTGACGACAATACGGCCGGAATTCCCTTGATAGGCGCGGAGCTCAGAATAGTCATAGAAAAAACCGCCAAGCCAATCGGGGTTGATCTTCCCAGCGCTGTCGGCACGAGGGACGCCATGAGCGATGGGGCCCTCTGAAATCTCTCCCCTGAGCTCAGCAATGGCTTGCAGGCTATCATTCGCCTGCCATCCATCATTGGTGTAGATGAGTTCTTCCTGGTCTACCGCATTGAAGTATCTGTCACCTACCTGAAGCGGAGAGCCATCATCTCGAACGACTGGCGCTTCTGGCGATGGCAGCAGAAAGCGCTCCGTGCGCGATTGCGCCTCCGCAGCTGTATCGACGGCCTCCGCGGCGGCATCGGCTGCGGCCTGAACCTCGCCCGCTCGAGCAATGCTCTCCGGAAGCCAGTCGGCATCAATCTTTCCCGCTGAATCTGCCAGAGGAATCAGTCCGGGATTGGGTGTGACGGAAGCTGTGCCGCCGGTGACGACTGCCTCAGCGTTCCGCGCACTGGTGGCCGCACTCTCGGCGCTGGCCTGGGCTGCCACACGATCGGCCGCGACCTGGTTTGCCGCCTGCGTCGCTTCGGCGGCATGCTCGGCCGACACCTGCTCGGACAGTCCGGCAGCCAGCTGGCTTTGCGCGGCGGCATGTTCGCTAACGCTTGCCGCCGCCTGGCTTTCCTGTGCGGAGTTTGCAGACAGGGCAGCCTCGCCCATTGCTTCCTCCGCAGCCTCGGTAGCGGAAACCACCTGGACGCGAGCCTGCTCAACAGCAGCAGAACTGGAAGCGACCTGCGCTGCCTTTTCTGCAACGGCTTGGGCGTCAGACGAGACTTGGATGGCGTCGGCCTTGACCTGGGTTGACAGCCCTTTGACTTCGATCAGATCTTGGCTGGTGCTGTCTCGCGCATCCTGAATCTGCCCCAGCAGCTGCACAGCCGCGTCAATTTCTGGCCCGGTATGGGCGCTGTTGTAAGCCATGGACTTTTCTCCGGGCACAAAAAAACCGGCTTTCGCCGGTCTGCATGAATTAAGTGGTTCAGGAAACAGTGAGGATTAAATTGCGCTCGGCGCCGGATAACGCATCCACCGACACTCCAGTAACCTGATGCGGGAAACCGATATTCGCGGAGTACACCTGCAGGGCCGGTGCATTCACTCGCTCCACCCTGGCGGTGGGCTCGGCACCTGTCATCGAGACCGCCCAACCTCTAGTCGTTTTCGGGGTAACCCCCACCGCAAGCAACAAGACGTTTTGCAGTTGCGTGGTCACAGCGACCGGTGCTGCTGGAGAGACATGTGCCTCGAGTTTGACGTTGGACCAGCCCTGCGCTCGGAAGGCCAGAACCGAAACGAATATCGAGTTTGATGCCGCTCGTGAATAGGCAGGAGCAGCGAGACCTAGCTCATAGCGCGCTGTGCAGACGTAGTCTTGGTTGCCTTGGGCCCAATGCTTCCAGCCGCCTGCCGACATAGTCGTCCGAATGGTTTCATTGAGCGGTGACATGATCGTCACAACCAGGTCGCCAGGCTGCACTCCCGCCGGAAACTTAGCCTCCGCCGTCGTGGCACCGCTCGCTAAGAGGCTAGTTGAGCCTACAAAATCCCAAGCCGACCAAGGGCCTGGGAGCGCACCTCCCATTAGAGCAGCCTCAATCATGAGCGAGCCCCCACTGAACCCACCCATCCGTCACCCACCCAGATCAAGATCACGGTGGTCCAGGCATTCCCAAGTACAGGTGTTTGGCTGTTATTCCAGAGAATGCTAGGAGGCCAGGTGACGTCCGATTTCCCAGTGATGTGGAGCACTAGCGTCATGGCCCTGTTTGCAGCAGGCGGGTTTGTAAATGTCAGTACTCGCGGCTGGCTAGCGTTGATCTTAAACACCTGACTGAGACTCAGATCGAGTGCTGCCGTCGTAGCAACGACGTCCAGGTCGTAACGCCTTAAGCTTCCGGAGTACTCGACGCCGGTCCCGTCTGACTTTGCAACCAAAGGAAGGCCCGCTTTTCCTGTGAGCGCGGGAAGCCCGGCAGCACCCTGTGCAGCAGCGGCTGCGGACTGCGCCGTATCGCGGTAACCCTTAGCTGCATCCGCCTGAGTCTTCGAGGCAGCTGCCTGTTGAGCTGCGGACTGAGCGCTCTGCGATGCCGAGTTCGCACGCTGAGTTGCCAGCTCGACTTGAGCGGCACCATTGGAGGTTGCCCGCTGAGCGCTCTCGGCCGCCGACTCTGCTTTATCGCCGACGTAGTCAATGGACTGGTTCATCTGGTCTGCGAACTGCGGCAGCGCCGCCATGAAGTTGTCGGCCAACGTCGCGAAAGTGCCCGCGGAGTTCTGTCGGCTTGGCGCCTCTGGTAATGGCGTGATTGTGGGTGTAGCCATCAGATGAGTCCTTCCACAGAAATAGAGCAGTCCGACGCCGTCGGCCCGCTGATAACCAAGTTGAATTCCTTGTAGTAGCCGTACAGGATCGTCGATTGGAAACTGGCCTCACCAATCCAGACGAGCGGCTTCGCACGGTACTTGCTGAGTAAGCGCTGCACTTGAGAAACCATGTTGGTCTGCACAATCACGTCGAAGTCAGCGCGCTTCGAATAGCCACGCTCAACGATGATCATATTCCCGAAGGTGTCGCGCTCTTTCCGGCTGTAGTCGGTGATGCCGACTGACGTGCCGTAGAGTGCCTCTCCCAACACAGCCGCCTTGCCCAGGATCAGAGCGCCCACCTTGGCGATCCCGCCTGGCTTAGCGATCTTGATCTCGATGGAGCCATAGCCCCCCGCCGGCAAACCGAGCAACACGAAGTCCTCGTTCACCTCCACGGGCGAGAAGAAGTAGTCGTACCAATCGTTGATCCCGTCCGTGGAGACAGGCGAGACTTCCGACTCGTAAACGATGCCCTGGTAAGGATCGACCACTCGAACATAGATAGACGCCGCATCCAGGCTGAAGAAGGCCAGTGAGTCGACCGCCCTACCCGGGGCGATGGTCAGGGCGATGCTTTCAGGGTTGCTGGTCACCGTCCCGATCTTGTCATCGAACATCCGCCATCTATTCGTCGGCCCCAAATCCAACCAAGTTGGCGGGTCGGTGGCGGCGCCAGTAGGGTTCTTGTTGGTATTCGCCACAAGGGCTTCGTAGTTCCGGTGCTCAAGCATCACAACGGCGCCGACCGCATACGCAGTGGTAGACACCCACAGCGGGTAGTCTGCCTCCGGCACATTGGTCAGCATCGATGCCACCTGGAAAGACTGCCCAACCTGAACCACCAACGGCTCAGCATTGGGCTCCACCAAAAACGCCTCCATCACCGCCATGGCTGGGGTGATTTCGACGGGCTCAATGATCCTCACGGGTACAGCTCCTGTTCCAGTTTCTGCGGTAGAAGATCAGTGTTCTTGGCTGCTTTCTGGGTGTACTTGGCAATGGCGAATAGCGCAGACTTGAGCTCGGCTCGAAGCTCGCGCACCTCCGCAGCAGTACCGTCACCCTGGCCGCCACTAAGCATCGCGGCGGTCTGGTTGGCGTTATAGATTCGACTTGGCCCCGTTACCTCCAGCTCAGGGCCTCGCTCCCCTACCAACCGCAGGCCACCGCTAAACATGCCGCCGCTTGCGAAGCCAGGGACAAGAACATTTTCGCCATTGAGCCGGCCTTGCTGAGCGATGCTGGCCATCAGCTCATCGTAGGTGACCAGCCCGCCGGTCAAAGCTCCAGCCCAATCGGCCAAGCCTTTTGCCTCTGCTTCGCGACCGAGGACCGTCCGGTAGACCGCCTTCACAATCGCCGCGTTGTTGTCGTATGTGTTCTGCCTGGCGGCGCCATCACCTAAGCCAGACAGCGCTGTGGTTACAGCCTGGCTAAGGCCGCTCACGGCTGCGGCGACCGAAATGACGGAATTGTCCACCCCGTTCAGCGCGTCGATCTGCGCTTGAGCCAGGGATAGCTGAGCGTCGTACTGCGCGATCTGCAGGTCGTAGGACTTCTTGGCCTGCTCGATCCTCGTTTGCAGACTTTGCAGGGACTTCTCAGAAGCGCTCAGTTGCTTGCCGTTTGCGGCTTCCAGTAGGCTGACGATGTTGGCCGTACGACCCTGGTCACGGTTGTAGGCCTCAAGGGATGAATATGCGTCAGTGTTGTTCTGGCTGACGACACTCAGCGCATCGTCAAGGCCGGTGATGCTGGCCAAGGATTTGCCGGCCCGCACTGTAGCCAGAGCGCTATCCAGCGTGGCCATGGCCTGGGCGCGGAGCACTTTCACCGCAGCATCGGTATCACCGCGCAGGGATTTCAGCGCGTTACCGAGGCTGGAGCCAACAGCAGTAAGGGCGCTGACGCTTTGCTGCGCGGTCTGCGACATATCGTTAAGCGAGGCGATCTGAGCGTTGTAAGACTCGGTAATTGCGTTTTTCTGGGCGTTGACAGCTCGCTGGACCGAGTTCATCGCGGCGTTTACTGCTGCCGCCGACTGAGCTTCCAGAATATCGTAGGCCTGAGCGGCGGCACCCGCCGCCCCAATCAGAGTCAAGTACATCTGGTGACCGGCCTCAGTGGTGAGGTCCAACGCTTCGATCACCTGTCGGTAACCCTCCCGGCTCGCCGGGAGCGACACGTTCATGTCTTTGAACTGATGCCGTACCAATTCCAGAGCGGTTCCGGCTTTCTCCGCTTCACTGAAGAACGAACTGAGGTAGTTGCCAAGGCTATCAGTGAACGCCTGAGCCGCTGCGCTGGCCCTCGCCTCAAGGATGTCATATGCCTCTGCCGCAGCGCCGGCTGCGCCGATCAAGGTCAGGTACATCTGCTGACCAGTCTCAGTGGTGAGGTCGAGCGCTTCGATGACCTTCCGGTAACCCTCGCGGGTTTCCGGCAGGGCCACGTTCATATCCTTGAACTGTTGCCGTACTGCCTCAAGCGTTTTGTCAGCCCTTTCCGACTCACTGAAGAACGCGCCAAAGTAGGTGTTCAGGTTCTGGGTGTAGGTTTCCAAGCCGCCAGCGGCGGCGACCATGGCATTTGCCAGCTCCATCGACTGAGCAGACAGGCCCAGCATCGTGACATCGATCAGCCCGAGCGACTTGTTGAAGCTCTCGAAAACTGCGACGCGCTCCCCAAGCTCGGCAAAGCTGTAGCCAAAACCACCGATGCCCTGGTCGATGAAGGTGATCATCTGGTCAGCGAAACCGCTGAAAAGCTTGGCGATCTCCTCCTGGATCTCTTCCTCGGACTTGCCTTTGGTCGAAATTTGCTTCTTGGCGATGTTGAGCCCTGCGAACGCGCCATCCCCAACCGAGACACCGATGCGCCCAAGCAGATCGACCACCGAATCCTCGGTGGCGTCATAGGTGGCCTGGAGGGCTGATGCTACCTCTGGATCGAGATCCGAATAACGCGTGCGCTTTTTGTTCTTCCCGAACAGGCCGCCCTTCTTCTTTTGGTACTCGTACTGCTGCCCCGTGAACTCGCCGCCGGCAACCCCAAGTGACAGTCCCGTGTCCTTGGTTTGCCAGCTCCCACCGAAGAGCGAGCCGCCCACAAAACTCCCAAGGGCCGAACCGATGACGCCACCAATAACGGTGCCAAGCGGCCCAACGAGAGAACCAATCGCGGCGCCCGCATAGTAACCACCGACGCCACCTGCTGCACCCGTGGCGGCACCCTTCAGGCCCGACTGGCCATAGCCATACAGTGCGCCGCCGATGCCTGCCAGTGCGCCACCAAGGGCAGTCGCGCCACCAGCACCGGTGGCATAGCTCGCACCCGACCCCGCTGCCGCACCGCTAGACCCGACCCCGCCGGAAACCAAGGATTGCCCCAGGCCAAACCCGACGTTACCAGCGCCTGCAGCCGTACCAGCGCCACTGAAGAGGCCGCTGATACTATTACTGAGGTAGCCGTAGCCACCACTGATAGCCCCCTGCAACCCGCCAAGGAAGCCTTCACCAGCGGTCCAGCCAGCGGAGATCGCAGCGCCAAAGCCCGAAGTGACCGCACTGTAAGCGCTGTTTCCCATCGACCACAGGCTGGAAAGGCTCAATCCTCCCCCTCCGGCCGAGCCGCCAAGCAGCCCGCTTGTTTGAGCTGACAGCCCCCCAACGCCCAGCGCGGCCCCAATTTGCATCACGATAGGCCGGGTAATCGCCATGTGCGCCAGTTCGGCCAGCAACTGCTTGAAGCCTTCCTTCAGGTTCGTCGCGAAACCGTCAAAGCCATTTCCGATGTTCTTCCAGGCATTTGCAAACGCGTCATCCACCCGGTCGACTGCGCCCTCCGTGAATTTGCCCCAGGCAGTGGCGGCGCTCTTATTTTTCTCGAACTCAAGCCCAAGAAGACGTAAGGCTTCCTGATACTCGGAAGTTCTTTCTGGGGCCAACTCCATGGCCTTGTTCAAGGCCTCCTGCCCCTCTGTGTATTCGCGCAGCAGCTTTTGCTCGGGATACAGTCGATCCATAATGCTGCCGGCGTCGGCCGCTTGTTTCGCCACCTTCACCGCGGCTTGCTGGGCCCTGGTCGCGGCCAGCAACTGCTCATATTCTTTGCTGCCGACAGCAATGTTCTTGCCCGCCAGAGCAACCTGCATAGCCTTCTGGACGTTGTAGGCCTCGAGCGCGTCAGCCCCCTGAAGCGTGGCTTTTGCCAGGGCCACCTGGTCAGCGGCTTCCTCCTGTAGATCGAAAGCCTGCTTGCTGATGGCCAGGCTGTCCTCGGCGTCCATCTGCTTCTGGATCGCCGCAGTAACGGCGTCACGAACGCTCGCACCCGTTCTGAGGATCGCTTCCTCTACTTTCTGTTGAAGCGCGAACTCGCGACTGCGGTCCGTCCCAGATTGATAGGCGGCCGCCAGGCCCTCGGCCGACCTGATTGCGATATCAGCTTGCGACTTGAGATCAGTTAACGCCTTGGCATGGTTCTTCGCTTGAGTGGCAGCCTCTTTGGCAGCACTAGCGCCATTCTGGGTCGCCTTGGTTGCCGCAGCATCGGCAGCTTTTTGGGCGTCTTTTGCCGCGGCCGCCGACCGAATCGCCACCACCATTTCATCAGTGAGCAGCGTGTTCTCCGCGATAAACCGGTTCGCAGCCTGGAGAGCGGTCTTATCCTGCGAAGTGGCGAGCTGCTTTTGCAGCTGCTCCAGGTACTTCTGCCCCTCCCCGGCTGCCGTTGCCTTGGCAGCAGCGTTTTCGCGCTCTGCGCGGGTGTTATCGTCCGTCGCGCCAGTTAGCTCGGCGAATGCCTGCTTTTGATTCTGAAGCAGAGAGGAAAGCTCAGTGACCGGTTGCTGGCTGGACTCAAGAGCCCTCGCCATCTCCTCCGTCACCCCGGGCATCAGCCGCAATTGGTCGGCAACTGCCTTCCAATCTACTTCGATTCCGGCGGCCTGGTCCTGGGACGCTTTAAGCACCAAGTCCAATGCAGCTTGGGCTTCGGTCGGCAGTCTGATCAGGCCAGACATCAAGCCGTCGGCCCCAGCGGCGCCCATGTTTCGAAGATCGGACTCGAACTTATCCGCCATCGCCCCAGACATCTGGGTCAGCTTGTCCTGCGTTTCTTCGATGCTCGCCTGGAGCTCGCGCAGTGTGACGGACTGCGTTGCCCTGTTGAGCTTGTCGAAACGCTCAGCGAGTTTGTCCACGGGGTCGGCAAGGTCCCCGAGCTTTTTTTCCAAGGAGCCAGTGTTGTCTCGCAGCGTCAGAAATGCTGTGGCGGCACCAACAGCCAGCATCGCAATCCCTGCGGGCCCACCGAGCAACCCAAGCAAAGTTCTGCCAGTGCCGACGATTGCACCTTGGGCAGCCCCCACGGCTGCAGTAGCGCGCGCCTCAACCATCCGAGCTTCTGCAAGCTGGATTGCCAGCTGCTTTTCAACTGCCATGCCGCTGATGCGCGTCTTCGACGCGGCCAGTTCTTTCTCAGCCAGGAAAACTGCGGTCTGCGCTTTCCTTTGATCCGCCTGGGCGGCCAGCAGAACGGTTGCCGCTTGAGCGCGACGGGCCATGGCATCTTCAATGGCGGCCTTGGCAGCCAGTACCGAGCCTGCAGCTGACGTAGCAAGCGAACGCGCATAGACGGCCAACGCGCCGGCCGCAGCAACCCCGGCAACTTCTGCAATAGTGCCGAAGTTCTCCGCCAGTAACGAGATGCCTGACGCAAGCACTCCAGTGAGGTCAGTGGACTCATTCAGCTGACCCACGTACACGGTGAAGGCATTGTTGAGCGCGGTCAGGGCGTCACGGACCGCAACCCCCATGCTGTCAGCCAAGAGACCATTGGCCACCGCGCTCTTCTGTAAGCCCTCGGTGAGGGTGTCGAGACTGAGCTTGCCCTGAGCGCCAAGGCTACGGATTTCCTCTGCGCTTTTCCCTGTAGCCTCTGCAATGGTGTCCACTACAGTAGGCATCGCCGCCAGGATGGACTGCCAGCCGTCGGCGTCGATCTTCCCGGTCTGAAGCGCCTTGGAGTATGCGTCAATGGCCGAACTGGCCTTATCTACAGAAGCAGAGTTGGTCACCAGCAGATAGCTGAAGCTATCCATGACGTCCATTGACTCATCAGCGCTGAGCCCCATCGAACGCAGGCTGTCAGCCGTACGGATGTAAAGCTCTTGAGCCTCCTCCAGCGGGCGATAGGTCCGGTTCGCCGTGGCCAGAAGCCTGTCTTGAACCGCGCTGTACTCGCCGAAACTCTTTGTTGCCAGGCCGATACGATCCGACATCTGGGAGTAGGAGTCAGCAGCCTTGAGAATCGAACCGACGGATACAGCACCTACAGCTGCCGCCAGCGCACTTTTCAGCAGGCCGCCAGCGCTTTCCGCGCTCGCACCCACCCGGTCAAATGCGTCATCGACCCGGGAAAGGCTCGCGTCCATTTTCTTCGAGGTTGACGCCACCGCTGATTCGCCGCGCGCAATCTCTTGCCGAAGCTGAGCCGTGGTAGCCTCGATGCGGACCAGCATGCCCTGAACGTCAGTATCTGCCATGTTTCCCCCAGGCGATAAAAAACCCGCCTGGGCGGGTCAATGGTTAGCCGCCGAACGAGACGCGGCAGCCCCCCGCAAGCCACGCCGAAGGTCTTTGGCCACGGCCGCCTTGGAGGGCTGTGTCTCCGGCCGGCCGAACGGATTGGTTTTTTTCAGGAAGTCAGCTTTCGCTTCCCAGGCCAGGATGATCTCGACCACCGGGGTATCCCAGGCATCACGAGGCGACCATCCCAACCAGCCGGTGGCTATTCCGTAGAGTTCGTCGACGTAGCTGCCGTTGCCGGATCGCTCAGTTCGTTTCCCTGCGATTCTTCGAGCTCTTCGTCAGTCTTGCCGCCGGGGTTAAGCAGTGCCCGTACAAACGGCAGCACCTGGCTGCCAACCTTGTTCACACCGCCTTCGAACACGGCCTCTTCCACCGCTTCGAGCTCTTTGCGCTTGTTGGTGTCGATGCCAGCACCGGCAGCGATGATGAAGGCAGTGGCAGTGACGTTGCCGGCGCCCAGCTGCTGCATGGCTGGGAGAATACCGCCGAAGCGGTTCTCCAGCGCTCGAACAGCGCGCAGAGTGGACTTCAGGGTGAAGCTGTCGCTGCCGGCCTCGACGGTGACGGTGCCGTGATTGGTCTTGGACATTGCGGTTTCCTTGGTATTGGCTACTGAGCAAAAAAGGCGCGACCAGCCGGAGGCGCCTCAGGCTGAGGTCACGGAGTCGGTTCGACTTCGATGATCTCGGAGTTGATGCCGATGGTGACGGCGCGCTTGAGCACGTCTTCGGCGCCGCCGACCTGCTTGCGAGACGACATCACCTTGGCGGCGAAGTAATCCACGTAGCCGCTTTCGTACTCGACCTTGATCGGATAATCGAAGCGGCTGCGATCCTTCTGGGCGGCCTGCAGCGCAATCTGACCGGCGTCGTCGTCCAGGAGGCCGATAGAAAGATCGACCGACCCAGCATCGGCCAGGCCTTTCAAGTGACGAGTTCGCGAGTCGGCAAGGGCGGCAAAGGTAACGTCGCCTACCTCGTCGCCGTAGTCGCCGATGTTCTCGACTTCGCCGATTTGGGTGTAGGTAATGCCTACCAGCAGGGTTTTGGCGGCAGCCAAGTCCTTGGGCAGGTCGGCAGTAAGGCGCGGCCCGATGTAGATTCGAGTGCCGGCTGCGGTAGTAACAGGCATGGGTAGTCCTCCTGGGACAGGTGAATGCCGCAACGCGGCGGGTTCAAGGGTGAATCAGTGCTGGGTGATGATGCTTAGGGTTACAGCGCCCTGGTAAGTGACACAGTCAGGCTCGCGCTTGGTTTGCTTGCGCCTCACCTGCATGGACACGACGTGACCGGTGGCCAGCGGCAGCGGCTGGTTGTGCAGCAACGCGTCGATGGCAGACATGATCTCGTGCACTTCCTTCTGGCCCCGGTGTTGGCTCCAGACAGATAGGTACAAGAAACGCTGATCTTTTCGGCTTGCTAGGAAATCGGCCTCGTCGGCGATCGAGCTATCGATGGTGACGTATGGGAAAGGACTGCTGTCTGGTACGCCGTCATGCACTGGACACGACAACCCGGAAGACAGCCGATCGTGAAGAGCCACCTGCAGCGCGAATGATGGATCGGCCATTCAACCTCCCTTAGCTGCCTTTGAAAGTGTACGGCCGACAGCAGCACGGATGTTCGCCAGGACGAACTCGCGGTTTACGTCCATCGCTGGACGAAGCCACGGATGCGCCGGACGCGCGGGAATATCAGGGTATTTGCCGAAGAAGTTGGTGCCGTCAGCCTTGTTCTTTACATCACGCTGCCGTAGTCCGTTGCGACGCCCTCGAAGCTGTGTAGTGTCCCGGTTCTTGGTGTGCACACCACCAATCGCATTGCTGTCTGCGCGCCGGTAGATTTTGCCCGAGTAGCCCTTGGTGCCGTACTCGATGAATCGCATGTAGAAAAACCGCCTATTGTCTTTCTTCCCTCTGATCCCGATTTGAGCATCAAGGCCGCTTTTCGATACGAATGCGGTAACGGCACTCGCCGCAGCGCCTGTATCTCGCGGAATGAACTGGCGCATGCTATCCAGTATTCGCTCAGCACCCTCCTGCATCGAAGTCCTGACCTCGTTGTCCACCGTCTGGTGAATAGTCCGAAGCAGGCGACGCAGCTTGAAGTCGCCGGACATCCGAGAGCGGCGAGCCATGTCAGGCCTCCTGGTCGGAGCCTGCGCGCTTCGGCGCAGAAGAAGGCTTGTCAGGCGAGGATACCTCCTCGGCCTGCCGATTCTCGATCAGCACGCGGCCTTCTTCTGCCTTGACATCGAAGGTATCGCCGATGGTCTTGCGACCCATCGGGCCAGAAATGTTGGCCAGGGCTCTTACTTTCATGGGGGTTATCCTCATGGGTTGATGACGTTGGAGCACAGCAGCCGGAGCATGTCGCGCTCATTGCCCGGGAGCGCTGCTTCAATTAGGTAGGTATCACCAGTGGACTTGTGCACTAGGCGCATTCCTGCAGCAAATTTGCGCGAGTAGCGGACTTTGATTTCGGCGGTGACTACGGCCTGCACCTGGTCGGCAACCGGCTGGAGCCGCCCAGTGGGTAGACCGATCTCGGCCCATACGGATTCAAGAAGAACCGTCCACACCTCATCACTGCCGCCTCCAGGTTCAGGCACCAAAGTGCAATGCTGAAGACTACATTTGTGGCGCAGCGGGCCGGCCCTCATACGCCCCACCCAATCCGGTGCGGCGTCAGGAGAGCCACAGAGCCTTTAGGCAGCTCGGTGGCGATAGTCCCGATCACAACGTCCTCACGATTGGCGTAAAGATGGCCGAGGATCAGCAAGCAAGCGGCCTTGATCTGCTTGTTGCAGACCATGGGAGACTCGCCAGCATCCCCGGCGGCGACAGCCTCATCCAGCGCCTGCTGGTCGGCGTAGAAACGACGGTTCAGATAGTCCATCGCCTGCCCTTCGGCCGCCTCGATCAGCAGTTCCAGGTAATCGTCATCGTCGTCAGGCTCCCGCAGGTGATGCCGGGCGATGGTTAAACCGATGACCGACATACCCTCACTCCTTCAGCGGTTCGAGGGATGCCAGATTCCGCTGCACCAGCTCTTCAGCGTGCCGGCGCGGTACTGTATACGCCGGGCCGCCGCGACGGCGAAGCTCGCCTTCATCCATGTACGACCGCAGCGGATAGATCTTAAGAGTCGCAGGGTTGGGCTTCGCCTGATCCTCTGGTGCCAATGGATCAGCGCCGGCGGTGCTGTCGGCCAATGATGATGAGGACCGGCTGGCGTCTTCGGATGCCGCAGCGTCAGTTGCGGCGATGTCAGCGTTGGCACCCTGACCGCCCGTGACGACATCCGACCCAGTGCCAGCGGCCACTTGTCCTTCTGGCAGCGCCAGGTTTGAGCCTTCCGCTTGGCCTGGAGCAACTGCGGGCACACCCGAGTTGCCAGGGTCACCGCTAGCTGGACCGATCGCACCCGCAGGCGAAGGCGGCGAACCGGCAGCCCCAGACGGGTCGCTGTTGGCATTAACGGTCGAGACTGGATCCTTCGCATCAGTCGTGGGTGCTGGTGTTTCCTGTTTACGAGCCATTGGATTACTCCATTGGGGCGCCATTTCTGGCGCCGCTTTGCGGAAGGGTTAAGGCGTGACCAGTGGGCCAGTGACGAACGCTTCGTCGCGGTAGATCGCGAACGCCAGGCGTTCCTCGGCGCGGATCGTCGCCATGTTGTTCTCGAAGTCCTTGTCGTTCTCGGTCGAGATCAGCACTTCGATTTCCATGCGGTCGAAGATCTGGGCGCCGAGCTTGAACGCGCCGACGAGGAAGTCGTTCTGCGTCATGGCTTGAGTGGAAACCACCGGACGGTTCCAGAGTTTGGCGTTGGTGCCCTCCTGCGGCTGTCCGATGATGTACCGGCCCTCGCCGTCCTTGGTGAGCTCGATAGCTGCCCAGTCGATGGGGTTCAGCACGATGCCATCCGAGGGGAAGTCGGCCAGCTCAGCTTGCAGCAGCGCCAGGCGCAGACGGTCGATACGTTGCTCACCCACCACCGTAAGCCCGGCCTGCGGTGCATATAGCTGAGCAACAGTCACGAGGCCCTGAAGGTTGGCACCGGTGCCATTGCCGTAGAGCAGTTGAGCCTCTTCCGCCATGTTCAGGCCGTAACGTGCGCGACCGTCAATGTAGCTCTGGAGTGCTTTGGCATCGTCGAGCATCTGCCGGCTTGCCTTGAACAGATGAGCGATGGTGCGAACGTTCGCGGTGGTCAGCGCGAAGGTGATGTCGGAGTATGGCTTGGCGGTGTTCTCCGCAACGGTACGTGCGTTGTTGGTGAATCCGGTCTCGCGGATGTACTCGATGGAGTTCGATTCGGTCTGACCCGGCGCCACTAGGTCGCGAATCGTCAGCCGACGCTGAGGCGGAGCAACGACACCAGCTAAACGCTGAGCAGGCACCAGATCGCCGCCGGTTGCAGTGGTGATGGCCGCACGCGGAACGGACACACGACGCGAGCCGCGGAAGGAGGAGCTTACATCCTGCATTTCTTCGCTGCCGACCACCAGGGCGCCGACCGACTTCTGCGGCTCATCCTGGTTGCCGCGGTCACGGCTGGCGTTCACCAGCTTCTGCTCAGCTTCGCCCAAGCGAGCATTCAGCTCGCCCTGCTTGGTCAGCAGTTCATCGACCTTGGTGCGCGTCTCAGCAGACATTTCACCGGAAGCCTTGAGCTGCTTGTCGGTCGCCTCGGCCTGCGCTTTGATTTGATCACCAATGCCCTTCAGGCTGGCGTTGAGTTCCTTGACTTGGGCTTCAAAGTCCATGGTCACTTTCCTTTCAGAGAATTGAGGAGATTGGTTGCCGCGCTCAGAGAGGCGGAGAGGTCTGGCGCGACAGCGCGGGGCTTATCGGTCGGGGCAGCGTTATGCGTACCCCCGCCGGCAGCGCGAGGCATGCCGGACTTAAAATTGGCGAACAGCTCGCGGCGCTCGGAGCGAGTCATGCCTCCCTTGGCCAGGGCTACATCCATGGCCTTGAGCGCATTGGCCTGGGCGGCATCTTCGGTTTCGCGCTCTGTAACCTCGTTGGACGACAACAGCCCACTGGCCAGGCCGAGCTCCACGGCGCGCTTGCCACGGATGTAGGTTTCGTCATCCATCAGCTCGGCCATGTCCTCGGCCGATTGCCCGCTGGTCTCGGCATAGAGGTCGGCCATCGCGGCATCGAACTCCTCCATGTCGTCGGCGATATCGCGGAGATAGTGGCGATTCCCGGACAGCCAGGTCCAGCAGTTGTGGATCATCAGGAAGGCGCTGCTGGCTACCTCTCGTGTACTGCCTGCGAGGAAGACGATCGAAGCAGCGCTGGCCGCCATGCCGAGCACCTTTGTGGTGACCTTGTGGCTGTGCTCCTGGAGGCGGTGGTAAATGGCGATGCCTTCGAACATGTCGCCGCCGGGCGAGTTGATGTAGACGGTGACATCTCGCTCGCCGATCGCCCGCAAGGCGGCGTCGATTCGTTTCAGCGTGACGCCCTCGCCATACCAGTCTTCGCCGATTACGCCGTACACCGTGATGGTGTCCGAGGTGTTCTCGACGGCCGCCTGGATCGCGGGGTTCCATTTATCGAGCGCGCGCGGGCTCATCTCACTGCGCAGGCCGCGAGACTGGATCTTGTGTTTCATGGATTACTCCCGAGATTTACTTTTCCGGCTGTTGAAGCCAGTTCATCAGTGCGGCCCTTGCGGCCTGACCATCGTCTTGCTTACCCAGCTGGTCCAGAGGCACTAGGTTCGACTGGACCGTCAGGACATCCCCGCCTGGCATGTGCGGCATGTTGTCTTTGCGCCGCCCTTCGTTGCGGGTAATGAAGCCGTTCTGGGCCATAGTGCTGAGGTACGCCGCACGCCCGGAGCTGTCAGCCCTCAAGAAGGCCTCGAGGGAGAACTCCGAATAGAAGTTGATGCGGTCCACCGCTGTCATGCACCACTTGTTCACGCACTGCTCGATCGGCGCAGTGAAGGACATGATGCAGTAGGTGAGAAACGCGATCTGCTGTTGTTCCAAGCCGGTGCCCCAGTTGCTGCCCTTGTCCGTCTTCATCACCATCCAGGGCGGGACGCCGAACCATCGGCAAATTTCCTCGATGCTGTGCCCGCGCGACTCCAGCAGCTGCGCGTCGGCGGGGTTGATGCCGATCATCTCCGGCTTGACGCCTTGCTCGAGCACCGGGCTCTTGCCGGCATTTAATGCCCCGGATATGGTCTGCACGTACTCCCGAAACTCGGTGCGCTGGGCCTTGTTCAGCGTCTTATCCACCGAAAAAGCGACCGTTGGCATCATGCCGTTGCGGAAAGTGCTGTTGGCGGCGTCGTCTGCAGACATCGCAGAACCGAAAACATCCGCGCCGTAACGAATGGCAGAAAGGCCAACCCGGCCATCCAGGGTGAAGGCCGGGATGTGCAGCATGTTCTGCCGCACAATCTCCCGGCGCGCGCCTTTTCGAGGCCTGAAGAAGTATCTCAGCCGGCCATCATCATCGAACTCGAGGTCGACTCGGGACGGCATCAGGAAGTCCAGTGCAATGACGCGGCCTGCAGAGCGGTGGATCTCGCAGTAGGCATTCCCCCACAGCAGCATCGAGGCAACGACCGCCTGCCAAAAATGGAAGGCGGCCATGTCCTCGTTCGGGCTGGTGTGCACCACGTCGTAAAGCGGGAAGTCTCGGGCGCTCTCGCGACTGCCATCAGGCATCCGCCGGTAAATGCTTAGCGGCAAGCCGGCCACCGAGGTGGAGATGATGCGGACGCAGGCCCACACCGTAGAAAGGCGCATCGCCTTGTCCACGCTGACTGACTTGCCACTGCTGGACTGGGCGCCGAGAAAAGCCCCCCAGAAGCCCCCATCCGACAGCTTGATGCTCTTACCCAGCCACTCACTCATGCTGGCTGAGGGCTTGGTGGCTGCTGCGCCCAATGCTTGGGATAGGGTTTTAATCACTGGTCAGCCCTCGACGAAGGAAGCCGGCGATGCTGAAAAAGCTCACAGCTCCTGCAATCAAGGCCCAGCCTGTACCGGCCAGAACCCATACCCCGGCACATGCCAAGGAGAAAGCCACCAGAGCGCAGGCGATGAAAATGTGAAGTGCGTTCATGCGATCAGTGGGTCCCGAATGCCAGCCATGAAATTTTCCATGCCGCCTTGGCCCTCAGGATTGAGAGCCATCAGCGTCACGGCGTTGAAGAGCGCCATCAGCGGGTCGATCTTGGCCGAGCCGCTGGCCTGCTTGGTGATGAGGATCGAGTTGCCACGCGGCTCGACCTTGGCGTTACCGCAGCACCAGGCCATCATCGGCTGGCCGCCGTGTAGCAGCGTGCCCTCCGCCAGCTTGCGCTCGGCAGTCTTGATGGCTCCGCCCAGGCGCCAGCCTTGCGAAATTCCGTCGATCTTTTCGCGTGGAATCTCAACAGCCTCCAGCGCATCGAGAATCGCACCGACGCCGGCCGGATCCAGCCCGACCTTGTCCAGCAGGCCGGCCTGCTCGACCTGCGCCACCAGTTGCGCCACCGCCTCAATGTCGTCGCCGATGCGTTCAACTAGCGTCAGGTGCCCATCCTTGGCGAAGTCGCGGATGCGCGGCGCTTCGGATTTACGCCGTTCCAGTACTGATGGATGGGCCCAAGCGTGGGTCCAGGTCAGCCAGCGACGCGTGCCTTGCTCACGCCCGACTGCTGCTAGACCAAGCAAGTCATCCAGTCCCCCGCCATCGACGCCGATATCGATCACTTCGCAGCGCTCGATCAGGTCTTCCAACGTGCGACATAGCTCGGAGGTCTGCGCCTCCCAGAAATCAGCGCCCGCCCAGCGATCCGAAAGCAGCGCCAGGCCAATCTCGACGTTGAGGTGCTTGGCTAGAAAGCCACGGAATGACTCTTCGCCGTCCAGCTGCGCCTGGGCGTACCCGCGCTCGATGAATGGCTCATCGACCGAAAGGCCAAGGTTCGGGTTGGTGATGTAGGCGTTTGAGGCGTCGCGGTGCGCGCCGGCATCGAGCATGGCCTTGGGAAATTCGTAAAGCACCGGCAGGAACGACCGGTCCACAATCTCGCCGTCGCGCACCTTGCGGGCGTACATAAGCTTTTGCCGAAAGACGCCGGCCGGCGGCGCATCGGACTGGGTGGTGGCCCAGATGATGAAACCCTCGGGCCGAGACGCCAGTCCGCCGGTGGCCTCGCGGAGCATGGCCTCGGCGTTGGCGCGCTTGCCGAACACCCACAGCTCGTCGACGAAGACGCCGATGGCCTTCTTGCCCGAGACCGTCTCGCTGTCCGCCGCAACCACCTTCAGCGTGGCGTTGGTCTGGCGATGGGTCACGGTGCGCAGGTGGTCCTGCACCTTGAGCAAGGCTTTGAGCTCGTCGTCGGCCGCCACCATATCCCTGATCGGTAGGTAGGAGTTGTCCGCGATCTCCTTAGTCGGTGCGAGGATGATGAACTCCCCCGACGCCCGCCAGTTAAGGATCAGCGCGCTCAGCATGATGCCGGCGGCGATGGTCGACTTGCCGTTCTTCTTGCTGATTAGCAGCATGAACTCGCTGATCAGGCGCCGGCCTGAGTCTGGATCGTAGGCCCCGAATATTGCGGCCACGAACTGGTTGACCCAGTCACGCACGGTCTCGCACATCAAAGGACTGCCAGTGGCGTCCACCATGCGCAACGCACCAAAAACGTCCAAGGCTTCCTCAGCCTCAGCCGGGAACAGCGGGTCGAACGGGATCAGGCTCTTGCGGGCAACGATGCGCTGCTCCCAGTCTGGACAAGCGGTTGACCACTCCATCATTTCACCGACTGCAGCGGGCCGCGGCGCGCGCCGAACTTGCCGGTGGCCGCTTTCTCGGCATTAGCCTGAGCCTGGTCCTTCTTACCGCTCTCACCCTTGCGCGGGTGAACGAACGGCATCAGGGCTTTGGCTGCGTCAACACGCAGTTTCGGTTCGCTGCCCAGGTCGTTCATCACCGACAGCAAGAAGTCCTTGGGGTCTCGATGCAGGAGCGCCTGGGTCAGGTCGAAACCAGCAGGCTCGGGCTCGGGCTGTTCATCGGCTGCAGGGTCCGATTCTGCCGCCTGCTCATCCTTGGCCGAGGTCTTCTCGGCAGGCTTGGCTTTAACATGTGCTTTAACATCGCCTTTAACATCGCCTTTAACATCTTGAGGCATCAAACCCAGGGCGCGGAGCTTGAGTAATTCAGCCGCGACATCCTTGTCCTTGACCAGCCGAGACCCCGCCGCAGACGCTGTCCTCTCGGAATAGCCAGCCGCCACGGCGGCGTCTCGATTGGACGCACCTTCCCTCAGCGCACCGATGAAAGCGCGCTTGCGGGATGTTAAAGCCATTTAACAAAAATCCTGTGGGGGAAAAAAATCTGTACGTGGGGTCGGAGGCGGTCTAGCTAGATGAGAATCCCTAGCTTTTGACCCCCCTACCCCTTTCGAAGCACGTCACTGGCGTGCCTCAGTGTCGCCGCGCCGGGTTTTGCCGATCCGCTGAGGTGTCATCCGCCCAGGCCGGCAGCCTCCTCGGCCTGCTTGACCGAGTCGTGGCAGGGCTTGCAGAGGCTCTGCCAGTTGGTCTGATCCCAGAAGAGAACCATGTCTCCACGGTGAGCAACGATGTGGTCGACAACCCTGGCGGCAGTTGTGCGGCCGTTCCGCTCGCAGTAAATGCACAGCGGGTTGTCACGTAGGTACTGCTCCCGTGCCTTCTGCCACCGGTAGTCGTAGCCGCGCTGGGAGCTGGTCATGCCACTCCGCCAGCTGCCAGGTGTGACCACCTTGACCCGCGACCCTGCGCTCTCCTTGATGCGGGAGCCGAGTGTTTTGAGCCTGGCCATCAGTCAACCCGCAGGATCTTGGCCACGTTGCCCTTGGCCCGGCAAACCAGGATAGCGGCCAGCAGGTAGAACGCAGTGTTAAACCAGGATGCATCAGCAAAGTCATCGTTCAGTACCATGCGGCCGATGAGGCTCACGCACTGCATGCCGGTAACGGCGCAAGCAGCCCAGGCCATGAGCGACACGCTCAGCTTGTACCGAGCATCTGGGTATGGCCGGTAGCGCAGTCCGATCATCACGAAGATGACGGCGCACAGAGCGGCCTGGATCACAGCAACCATTCAACCCTCCTTCCTGGCGCGCAGGCGGAAGACCCACTGCAGCCATGTCGGCATACGGCCAGTCTGCATCCACTCCAGCAGGCCAGAGAATGTGACGACGCAAAGCACGCCGCATACGAAGGCGCTGAAGCCAGCGGTCTGAGTCCAGGCTCGGCCCATCAGCTCAGCTGCACCGAAGTAGCCACCGATCCAGCCAGCCAGTAGATAGCCGACGCGGCGCCAGGTGCTGATGTCCTTGGCGAACACCACATAGAAGAAAGCCCCACCGAATGCGCCGACCAACGCGGCGAGATCCAGCTGGGGGAATGCAGCACCCAGGCCGACGCTGGCAAGTACGCCGGTCACTGCGAGGGCGCCGGTACTTGGCTCGGCCATAAGCATTGCTCCATAAACGAAAAACCCCACCATATTGGCGGGGTTCGGTACAGATAGATTAGATGATGCTTAGGCTGCATCATCCTCGTCAGAGTCATTATAGGAATCGCGGACAGTGCCAAGCTTGGTACTGCCATGAACTGGATCCCCATTACCGTCTAAAACATCAACGTCATAACCGGGATACAGCTTGCGGAACCCACCCTTCCACTCTGAAACAGTCATATCGTTCTTCGACTTGACCTTGCGAGGATACTGCGGCATGTCGCGCTTGTCGCCGCGAACATCCTTACCATCCAGTGTTTTGAATCGAACGTCGAATTCCTGGATATCCCAGATTTTCTTCTCGACGTTTTTGACCATCGGCATGACGCATACCCCGTCCATAGAAAACACGAGGCGCTATCATGTTTAATGATGGCATTTTGTCAACGATAAAAACCAAAAAGCCCAGCGTTAAAGCTGGGCTTTGAGTTTCACTCCTCACCAACGCGCAGGAATGACAGGATGGAGAAATAATCGGCCATGCGGCCATTTGATGTCAAGCGGCATTTTCCACCGAAAGACCTTCGTAACTCAGTATGTCGGCCGCAGCCTCCAGTGCTTCTTCGGCCATCTGCTTCAGCACGTCCTCGATGTCTTTTCTCCAGCGGCGACGAGTTCGCTCAGGCCGAGCATCCGGGTCCCACCGGTTGATATCGTAGAACTGAGCCGGCAACACGATCATGTCGCTCGACCGCTTTCCCTCGGCGCCCTTCATCTTCGGGATCGCCCAAGCCGTCACTGCACTAGTGATGAACAGCCTCGGAGCATGGGAGGCAACCATGGGGATCAGGCGACTGATCGACTGAACCTTTCGCCCCTTGTGCGTGCTGAACCTAGCCACTAGGACATCCCAGTGCCGCGGCTTCAGCTGGCTGTGCAGCCTGGCGAACACCCAGCAGTCAGCATCCATACGGCTGATTTCCCCGCGCTCCACCGACCTGCTCAAGATTGCCATGTCGTGGCCGTCCTCGCTGCCAGGCTCGTATAGCTTCTGCCAGGCCTGCTTGCTGGTGTTGTCGATCGATTCTGCAGCCAGGGCCGAGACGACCGCCGCGAGTGCGCTGCTGTAAATCATGTCCTTCCCCCTCAATCCCCGATGTAGTTGCTGCTCCCGGCGCCGAGCCGGTTGCCTTCCTGATACTGCGCACCAGAGCCGTCTGAACGACGGCCCCGGGTCTTTCTCACTGCAGCGCCTCTAGCAGAGCGCCTAGGGAGTGGTAAACGCCTTTTACCCCTTCTGGCTCGTAATCACCTCGCACCCGGTACCGGGCATCAGCTGCCATAGCCACCACGAGGACCGGCAGGCCGCCGGCAAGCTCCAAAGTCAGCGACTCAACGTCTGCCGGATTCACTGCCAACCGTGTACGAGGAAGGATCATCACCAGGCTGGAACACCGGATCAGATCCTTGTGCACCGTTGAAACGTGATCCCAGGTGCCGGCCTCCTCGAACACGTCGCCGTTGCGCATCCGAACCTCCAGAACTGGCGCATGGTTCACAGTGAAGATGAACACAGCGCTGATCTGCTCGATGAACTCCTGGGTGGCCATGCCAGCGCGGTATGGCTGTCGTGCCGGATTGGTCATTTCGAATCCTCGCTAATAACTAATTCGCTAAGGTCGCCCGAGGCCTCGCCGCCAGTGGCCTGTGGCGAATTCTGCGGGATTTCAAATAAGGCCTCTTTAAGGCCGTGGATGGCCGCAAAACCGATCCGGTCAAGCCATGCATGCCACTTCTCCAGAGCCAACTTGCGCTGCTCCATGGCCTGCGTGTGGATGTAGGTGCTGGCGATCTTGCCCAGCGTGTGGTTCAGCAGCATCTCGCCGATGTGGCCGTCGATGCCGAGGTCGGTCCAGGTGGTGCGAGACACCTTGCGCAGATCGTGGCTGGTCCACTCGCCCTGCCCCAAGCGGGTGAACACCATGCTGGCCTGGGTCTCGCTCAGGCAATGGCCCCGGCGATTCGGGAACAGGTAAACGCCTTCATACCCTCGGGCCTGCTGAATCGCCCGGTACCGGATCAGCAGTGCCTTGAGCTGATCGGTCAGTGGCAGGCGGTGTTCGGTACGGGTCTTGGTGTGCGCGGCTGGAATGAACCACTCGGCTGCCGACAAGGACACATCGCTCCAGCGCGCCATGCGGGTCTCACCGATCCGGGTGCCGTGGGCCAGCATCATCAGGGCCAGCATGGCGTCATACGGAGAAACCACGATGGCCTGGGCCAGTTGCTGCATCAGCGCAGGCAACTGCACGCCACGCAGCCGGGCCGCCTTGGGCAGGATCTTGGCCTTGGTGAAATCGTTGAAGCGCACTCCGGCTATGGGGTTGCTGTCGATCATCCCCAGCTTCAAGGCCTGACGAAAGGCGGTCAGCAGCATGCCGAACATCTGCCGCAGATAGGACAGCGAGAGCTTGGCCTGAGCCGGCCAGATCAGGTGCTTGTCGATCAGCTCGGCGGTGACGTACTTGACTGGCAAATCGCCCAGACATGGGCGCAGGTGCTGGCCAATAGCGGAACGACCGGCAGCCTTGCGCTTCGAAGACAGCGAGCGATCATCGTTCATGCGATGGGCATACCAGTCGAGCAACTGACCCACTGTGTTCATGCCGCATGCGACCGGTGCCGTTGCAGGACTGCGCATCAGGCGCTGACGCAGCGCGGGTAACGCCTCCACCACCGCCGCGACGGACAGATCGGGCCAGCGGGCGATCGGCACCCACTTCTTGCCGCGCACCAGGTGCCAGGTGCCACGTTCGCGGTTACTCCAGAAACGCAGGTACAGGCCAGGGTGACGCGGGTCGCGGATGTCGCGCACAGACTTGTCGGCGGCCTGCCGGCGCACCTCGGCCTCGCTCAGCTTCACCTCTCGGGTCGCACTCATGTAGCCACCGTCACCGGCAGCATCAGGTAGGCCCGCAGTTGCTCCATGGCGTCGAAGTGCCCGCGGCACACTATGGCGAGATAACCTTGCTCGTTCAGGCGGCGCAGGCAATCGCGCTGGCTATCCGAGACGGGAGCGGGCTCAACCGTCGCCTTAAATTCGATGTAGAACCCGAAATAGCCTCCACGCGCCATCGGCAGCACCAGATCGGGAATACCAGCCTTCACGCCCTGGGCCTTGAGCTTGGCGGCCACGGCCTTGACCCGGTGACCGCCGTTCGGGACGTGGTAGATCAGTTCGAACACGTCAGGATGCTTCAGGCGGATCTCGGTCATCAGTGCGGCCTGCTCCTGTCCTTCCCGGTCGACGGGCTTGGCGCGGAATGACCGAGGCTTGGCGGTTGCTGGGTTACGAAACGGAGGTCTCTGGCTGATCATGCGACCAGAACCCCCTCATGGATCAGCTGCGCCTGTGTGCGCATCACGCCCTCAGCGTGGTACTGGCGGGCTGTGTCACGGTCAGTAATCCGGCTGCGGCCGTCACAGGCGTCATGACAGGCGCTGCAGCACCAGGCGCCCTGCATGTCGTGCGGTTTCTTGCCGACGCCGCAGGTGCCGGCCAGGCGGTAGTGTGCGAGCACGGTGGTTTCTGGGTTGCCGTTGCACACACCCGGGATGCGCACCTGGCACTCCCGGCCGCGGGCGGCCTTGGTCAGTTTCGATTGCCGCATGGGCTGTCTTCTCCATGAAGATCAATGACGCGGAAGGTGTTCGGCCACATGCACTGGCCATGACTACGAGCTGCCTGCTCGTCGCGATACAGCGCCATCGGCTGGGCTGGCTCGTGGGCAAGATCCAGAAGGTCACTGCGGCAATACAGCGCCCAGCGATACTCGGGAAGCTTGGGCGGCAGGTGCATTGGGTCGGTCATGCAGCGGCTCCTCGCTGGGCATACCTGGATCTCAGGGATCGCTCGGGCGCAGGCGCTTTGGCGGGAGGCTGCCAGCTCGCAGAGAGGCTTTCGAAACGGTTGAACTGCCCCAGGAACGCCGCGCGCACGGTTCCGGCCTCAATGTCTCGACCTTTCCCCACGATGATTTCGGCGATGCCTTTGAGCTCGCTGTCTTCGTGGTAAACCTCATCGCGGTAGACGAACAGGATCACGTCTGCGTCCTGCTCAATTGCGCCCGACTCACGAAGATCAGAGGGCACCGGGCGCTTGTTTGGGCGCTCCTCGCACTTGCGAGATAGCTGGCTGAGCAGCACAACAGGAATGCCGAGCTCGCGTGCAAGCAACTTGCATCCGCGACTTATGCCGCTGACCTCTTCAGTGCGATTGCCACCCTCGCCTTCCATCAGCTGAAGGTAATCGATCATCAGGATGTCGAGCCCATAGCGCATCTTGTGTCGGCGAGCCATCGAGCGAATGCGGCCTACCGTGGCGCCGGCGCGGTCTGCGATGAACAGGTTTGCGTGCTGGATCTTGCCGACTGCCGCGCACAGTTCCGCCCCGTGGGACTGGCAGGCAGAACCGTTTTTGATGAGGTTGAGCGGAATCTTCCCTTCTGCCGCAGTGGCTCGATCAATGAGCTGGGCCCTGCTCATTTCCAGACTGACGACCAAGGCTGACTTCTTCTGGCGAACCGCAGCGTCCAGCACAAACCCCATGGCGAGCGTGGTTTTGCCCATTGCAGGCCTGCCGGCCACAACGATCAACTGCTCCGGCTGCAGGCCACCCAGTTTCTCGTCAAGGTCAACCAAGCCGGTGGACAGGCCAATCAACGTCTCACCGCGTGCCAGGCGGTCATGCCTCTCCTGCCAGACCTCCAGCTGCTCGGCCATCAGATCCCCAGCCTTGACGATCTCATCACCATCGGTGCCAGTGTCTATCGCCATGGCAGCTGCCTGCACGGCCGCGATCTTGTCCTGGATGTCACCGCCACTCTGGGCGATCTCCAGCGTTCGGTCACTTAGGTCATACAGGGCCCGCTCCACGGCGCGCTCCCTGACGATCCGGGCATACTCGCCTGCGTTGGCAACGCTTGGGGTGTTCTTAGCGATCTCAGCGCAATACGCCAGGGCGCTATCACCTGAGGACAACGTGCCCAGGTGATCGGCCACAGTCAGGAAGTCCACGGAGCGCCCCGTGGAGCGCACCGACATAATCCCTCGGAAGACTTCGGCATTGTCAGCGAAGTAAAACGACTCTGCTGATAGGTCGTCGGAGAGAACGTCGATCAGTTCCGGGCGGAGGAGCATGGCGCCGAGCAGGCTGTGTTCAGCCTCAAGGTTGTAGGGCTCACGCATGATAATTGCCCTCGACCACCTTCACGAAGTTGGATGGGGCAATCAGCCAGTCGAAGGTGGCGCGGAAAGGCGCAGCGCCGAACTTGCCGGCGGCACGTCCCATCAGGAAGTCGGACGTGGCTACGTCGGCGAAGTACTCCGTCCAGAATTCGAGACTCTGGTGAACATCGCTCTGGTTCCAGCGGGCACGGATTTGTTTCTTACGAGCCTCGGACATAAGAACGACTGCAGGCAGTGCAGGTGTAAGCAGTCGGTTGAACAGGTCAACTATGTCCTGAACCGGGCAAGACGGCGAGCGCGGAACGCGATTGCCATCAGGTGACGGTTCAATTGATGGTTCCTTTACGGTTCTGGGGGCACCTGGTGCCGGGGTGGGGGGCATTTCCTGCCGGGGCGATGGGGCATCTGGTGCCGGGGGGCATATCGTGCCGGGGGCATATGCTGCCGGGGTGATTGTGTACCAGGTAGAGCGCCCGAAACGCTGATGGCTTTTCAGAAGACTGGCTTCTTCGAGCCAGCGAAGCGCATTGCGGACAGCGCGCTCAGACAAGCAGGTGCGAGCCCCGATTGTGGCAATTGAAGGCCAGCACACGCCGTCGTCATTTGAATTGTCGGCAAGGGATATCAGCACGGACTTCTGCGCCGGACTCATGCCTTGGAGTGGCCAACAGGCAGTCATGATAATCGTGCTCACGCATCACCTCCGCAAAGCGATGCCCGCAGATGCTCGACACATTCAGGGCGGAGTTCGGACTTCGAGGATGCTGCGTACTGGAGGCGAATCATTCGCGCGGCATGGAGTGCGGCGGATTGGTGAAAGGATTTCAGGTGTGAAGCGAACAATGGTGCGGTGTTGCTAGCATCCGTTGCTGAGTGCATAATCAACCTCGTTATCTGCTGTAGAGAAAGCCGCCCCGCCAGGCGGTTTTTTTTCGTCTGCAATTCCACCACTGGATGGATTCGCAGGTGTTTCAGTCATCTACTGGCGCAAGGCCAGGTCACGCATACTTCTCACCATCAGGCAACGCGAGTAAGGCGTCGCGACTCGACGCTCCTGTCGTCGCGGTCATTTCAGCGGTGGCTGTTTTGTCCGTGCGGATAAGCGCAGGCAGACCGAGGCATGCCGGCTTGAGTCGCCGACTCATATGTACTGGCATACGGGTACTGCTCCTTGCGGTTGAAATGGGTTAGGCGGCGGTCTTGGTTGGCGCAGTGGCAGCCAGAAGGCGCTGAGCCTTGAGCGGCTTTCCATTGGCCTTTGCCAGGGCTGCGATCTTTTCGGCGTAGGTTGTTTCGCCGGTGTATTCGGTGCGCGGGAGGCAGCCAGCGGTGAGCCACTTGTAGACGGCGCGCGGCGTTTTCCCGCAAGCGAGCGCAACGGCGGTCACGCCACCTGCGTCATCGATTGCCTTCTTGAGCTCCTGCATGGGGCCTCCAAACGAAATATGAACTGTCAGTACATATTATGTCGGAACTGAAAGTACATGCAAGCGCGTGCGATATTGAACCTATGGTTCAGATAGAAGAAATACGAGCGGCCTTCGCGGCGCGCTTGAGAGAAGCCCTGCTTGCCAACGACATTCCGTCGTGGGGCGGCGGCGCTCGTCTTGCCAAACTGGCCGGGGTCACACCCAAGGCCAGTAGCAAGTGGCTGAACGGAGAGTCGATGCCAGGCGGGGCCAAGATGCTTGCCTTGGCATCCGCACTTAAGGTTCGGGTTGAGTGGCTGGAGTACGGGCGCGGTGGAATGCGGGATGGCGGTCATGAAGCCCCGAAGCCATTGGCGTCACAGCCCGCCGACATTCCCGCCTTCCCTACTGAAGATGACGAAGAAGACGCGTATGTCCACATCAAGCAGTACACCGCCCTTGTTTCGGCGGGACCTGGTCAATCCAATGACCATGTCGAGGTTAGGGGGACGCTCGCATTCAAGCGAGAGTGGATCCGGTTCATGGCGCTTAACCCGAAGAACCTGAAGGTAATTTACGCGCAGGGGTCAAGCATGGAGCCAACCATAAGTGACCGCGACGTTTTGCTGATCGATGAGTCGCGCATCGATCCTGTGGACGGTCAGGTTTTTGCGCTCTTCAGCGAGAACAAGGGAGCCATCGTCAAGCGCCTGATCTTCTCCGACCTGGAGGGCTGGATAATTCGCAGCGATAACCCAGACAAAGCACTCTATGCGGATCTTAAGGTGCCGGACGGCGAGATCCATGAGCACCGAATCCTGGGTCGCGTAATTTGGCGTGGCGGAGCCCTCTAGCCATGCCCCTGACTAAGCCCAACCAAGAACTCCACCGCGACCTTCAAGGCCTGGCCTCTGACCTGAAGTGGTCGGCTGTCGAGCTGATGCGCATAGCGGTTCGCCTGAGCGAGGCCGGAAACGAGCACGACGCCCAAGCAGTGATCAGGATCTGCCAGGTGATGCAGACTGGGGAGGATCGGTTGGTGGGGTATGGGGATGAGGTGAAGGCGGGGAAGATTGTGCGGATGAAGCCTGGTAACGAGGATCAATGAACTAACGATTCTCGCGATTAGATACGAGCATGAAGCTAAAAATTATAAAGTAGGCGATGACCTGGCCAACACCATCGATTTAGGATTTACAAAATGCACCGGAATGCAACCTTTTACGATCTAAAAATTAGCGCGTACGGAGTGTCTCGAGCAGAAGGGAACTTAGCTCATTTTGCAACCACTCCAAAAACAATGCTAGCCATCGCACTACAAATAAAACAATTGTTCGACACGGGAGATCGCCTACTTCAAAAGGGACGCGTCTCCACCTCTCCCAAATATTTCCTCTCGGACATCAACATTACAGAGGACCGATTGATATTACTAGTTAATATCAGCGACCCCTCTGCTCCAGATGCAGTGTCATCAGACCCTGAAAGCAAAAGCCGCGTAGTACATGCCAAGCCGCCCGGCCATGGCGGGGAACATTCGGCACACGTTGTTATCAATCTTAACCCAGAAAAGGGCGACAACTATTACCTTTGTGTAGTAGAGGCAGTTTACGGGTCAGGCTTACATTTAACTAGCATTATAAAATTCTTAAAGCACGTCGTACGGAAGTGTAAAATTGAGTTCCCGAAGGAATACCTAATCCCTAACAACAATGGCGCCAGAGATTCCAAAGGCAGGCCCCTCATGGTTCATTTACTGCATGAACTAGAGCTACAGGGCCATCCGTCTGACGACTTCCAAAAAGACTTAGAGGGCGGCACCCTTGCTGCCATCCAATTGTTGAACTTCTCAAAAGAAGGCGCTATTTGGGACGAGCAAGGAGGCATAATCGAGAGACAGCGAACTGTCGACTTAAGGCCAAAGTCCGAGATGATAGGGTCGTTAGGCTCTGCAATCCGAAAGTTACGGGCTAATGTTACCCGAGCCGATGAAGAGTACAAGCACATCAGAATAAGATTTAAAACAGAGGCCGGCATTGACAAAGATGCCACAATATCAACAACCACCGGAAACTTGGTGGCGAGCGAGAAATATGTGAAGCGACACCCGATTGAAGCGCCATTGGTCAACACTAGTAGCTTTGACAGCATCAACTCGTTTATAATCAGGGAAGTTATCAAGCTTATGGAGTAAGCGATGTTACTAGGACAATTGCTAAGACCATTTGGCTATCTATCTATACAACATCCTTACAAGTGGGTGGTGGACTGGTTATACCCGTCAATTTTGGCAATGGCGCTTACGATCACCCTGTTCTTATTAGACAGTGAAGCAAGCTACTATGCACCTGGAAACCTAATTTCCCTAATATTATCATTTGTTCAGTCTCTCCCGGGATTCTACATTGCCGCATTAGCGGCTATCGCCACATTCGGCCGCTCTGATATCGACAATATAATTCCCGAGCCAACTCCCAAGGTAATTATCAGATTTAGAGGTTCCACGAACATTGTCGACCTCACTCGCCGAAAGTTTTTGGCTATGCTTTTTGCATTTCTGACTGCGCAAAGCATCTTGGTGGTAATTTTTTCAATTGCCATGATGACTTTCGGCAAGTCGATTTTTGACTCAACAGTTGCAGGCCCCGCTTCTGGTGTTGTTTTCAGTTTCGTCATCTTGCTTTCATACTTTATCGCCTTCTTTCAGATGATAATAGCCACCTTTTGGGGCCTTTATTATTTGGGATACAAACTGATGGAATAATGGTGCAGAGTCTTGCGCACATGATCGCCACCCGACAGTCCACACCATTTTATGATTGCTGAAGGGGCAGCGCCCGTCGCAGAGAGCCCGCTTCGGCGGGCTTCTTTATGCCTTCACGCTTTGTTCACGCCCTACCCTGCACAGTGAAGGCTCATTTGCTCCCTATCTTGGCCCGCGCTGTGCTGCGGGCTTTTCTTTGGGCGGCTATGCGTGATGGCCCAGGTATTCGCTGAGCGCTTTACGGGTGAGGTCATTCAAAGAAATGCTTTGCTGGGTAGCCGCCACGCTGGCAGCCAGGTGCAGGTCATGCCCTACCCTCACATTGAACGACCCCTTGCACGGAATTTCCGGGTTTTGCCCGAGTGATGCGCAGGTATCGAGATAGTCGTCCACTGCATCGCGGAAAGCCTGGGTCAGCTCGGCAACCGTCTCGCCCTCATAGCTGACGAGGGCGCGGATGAACTGAAGCTTGCCGAATAGGCAATTGTCTTCGGGACTAGCCTCAATGGAGCCGTAGTAGCCTCGGTGCTGCAAGATGGTGCTCATCAGATCAATCCTCCTGCTTTCAGGTGCTCTATTACCTGGCGTTTAACGTAGGCCTTCAGCTCATTGCCGGGGTGCGGCTTGTGCAAGTTGATCATCGCCTGCGGGTTGCCATTGTCGAACTTCACTCGACTGCCATCACCCTCGATCTGGCGGTATCCAAGCCCACCCAGCAGCGTGACCAGCTCAGGCCAAGTGAATCCTGCTTGCTTGTTCAGCAGCTTCGCGAGCAGCTTTTCTTGCTTGGACATTTGGGCTCCTTATCTGCGACTAATTTTAGTTGCAAGGCTATGACAGGTCAATCATCTCCATCAGGAGTACAAATGTGCTCTATCCAGTATTGCCACTGACCTCCATATTATTTACTGTACATCCATACAGCACATGGAGTTTTTACCGTGGCCAAAACCAAGACCGCATCCAAGTCCCAAGCCCCTACCCCGCCTACGCGATACGAGCTGATGGGCGCCCGCATCCAGAAGATCGTCAATTCCCCAGCAGCTCAAAGCTCACGCTCCGTCATCCTGGCAAAGGCCGACCATGAGGCCCAGGAAGATTGGGAGCGCTTCCTTGACGAGGTGGCCGAGAATGACAATGTGACCATCGCCCCGCGTGAGGATGGCTCAGTTCGACTGAGCTGGGTCGTACCCAAGGAAGACTGATTTTCAGCATCCCTCTTTGCCCGCCTAGCGCGGGCTTTTTTGTGGGCGCGAGAAAAATGTGTACTTTTGGTACTTGACGACTGTGAACCATTGGTACATATTTACACCCATCGAGGCGCTACACAGCCCCTCGGGAGGCCCTCAAGCCTCACCGCTCTTTACACAACTCGACGCAACACACCACCAGGTGGGAAAGGTAGCTAGCACGCTCATAGGCAGGAGCCTCCCTGAGCGATGCCGTATCGACCTCGGATCTTGGTGGCAAACCCTTAACCACGGACAGAGGAGAACCCTCGCCATGAAGTAGGTAGCGATTCACCCGTGAGGTGCAGGAGGCCTGAAGGCTGCACCGTAACCATGACAGGCAGCGGCAAGTTGTGGCGTCGATGTCACCGCGCATTGGCCGGATATCCGGTAGCCCACCCGAAACGACGAATCACCGCTGAAGCAGCATCCCCGGCCTGTCGCCAGTAGCGAGACCGGGGAGGTTTCACCGATTGGCCTTGGCGACAGGGGCAAACGGGAAATCAACCCCACGGAGCAACACCCCATGCTTGGAAAACTGTTCGGCAAGAAAGGTCGTGAAGCCCGCGCTGCAATGCAGGTGGTTCAGAACCGCGACCTGATGCAGGCGATCGTCTACGGCGCCTTCTACGTCGCTGCAGCCGACGGCGATATCGGCGAAGACGAGATCAAGAAGACCGAGAAGCTGATCGCCAACACGCCTCAGCTCAAAGGTTTTGGCCCGGAGCTGTCCAACACCATGGACCGCGCCGAGAAGGACTTCCATGACGGCGGTCACCGCATCCTGCGCATGAACGCCGAGAAGGAACTGAAGGATTTGGCGCACTCGCCTGAAGAAGCCGCCATTGTGCTCAACGTCATGCTGACCATCGCCGAAGCCTCTGGCGACATCGGCGACAAGGAAATGGCCGTGCTGGAGAAGGCCGCGAAACTGATGGGACTGAGCCTGAAGGACCATCTGTGAAGGCCTGGGCCCGTCACAACGTTCCAGCTTCTGTAATTGTGATCATGCTGGCCTTCCTGCTGCTCATGATCATCGTCGCCGCTGTCGCCAACCGAGCGTCCTGCGCCTGGTACGGCTACCAGACCGAGCGCGACACACGCTACGCCGCATTCGTCGGTTGCATGGTGAAGACCAGCAGTGGATGGGTGCCACGCAACGAACTGCGTACCCAGCAGTAGCACCGCGTCAGCCTGACGAAAACTGCCCGATCCACCTGGTTCCCCATCACCAGGCTGCATCGGTGTGTGATCTGAATGCGCAGGCTGATGCGCAAGCCGCACCTCGCTTGGCAGCTACTGAGGCATATCGAGTTAGGCGCCAATGCCGGAGATCAGCGCCGGCCAGATCACACACCAATGCAGCCCTAAGCATTTGCTCAGAAAAATTGAATCCGACAGTTGCCTTGTCGGTCAGGAATTATGAACGCAGTAAATCTGACGAGGTAACAGCAATGACTATCCAAGCAGAGACACTCGCTCAACTTGCCGAGGCCCTTCAGGATCGCGGCATGACACTTGTAACAGACGTTGTATTCACCAGAGCCCCCTATAGACACAACCACCGCTGGATTTGCATCGTCGAGTAACAGCCCTTATTGCCGGCGGATCAGAATAAGCCTCTGCCGCCGGCCCCTTATTTCTACGTCTGCTTCTCCTCCCTTCAAGCCCCGATGCGGGCATTAAGACGCACCTAAGTGCACATTACCGTCCGTAGCACTCACCAGCATGCACATTAAGTCGGCTGAATTGGTCGTGACGTTCGCCCTCCCCTGGTCCGGGAGCTACACGGCAGCGAGCGTCACGACCAATGCAGCCCAACGGAAGTGAACTCAAATGGCGAAGTCGTTCAAGCAAATGATCAAGGATGGCGAGGTGCGGCGCGCCGATGCCATGAAGGTTCAACTGGAGGATCTGCACGAAGAGCCAGGTTTCAACCTCCGCACCGAAGGCGATGCACTCGAAGCGAGCATCGATGCTCTCGCAGAGTTCATCGCGGCAGGCGGTCAAATCCCTCCTCTGGAAGTTCGCCCACGGGCGAAAGGTGGTGTTTGGCTGGTTGATGGCCACCGCCGGCGCCGGGCGCTGTTGAAGCTTGATGCCGTGGGCCGTCTGCCAAGGACGCCCAACAAAGATAGGCCAGAGGCACTGGAAGCCTGGGTGCCAGTGATCGCTTTCGAAGGCAGCGATGCCGATCGAGTTGCACGCATCATCACCAGCCAGGAAAACGAAAAACTCTCCCCGTTGGAGCTGGCTGAAGGCTACAAGCGCCTCCGAGCTTTCGGTTGGTCGGTGGAGCAGATAGCCACCAAAGTCGGCAAGACACGGCAGCACGTTGAGCAGGTGCTCACTGTCGGTAACGCAAATACGGATGTACAGAACCTGGTAGCCGCCGGACACGTTTCAGCGACGACAGCTGCACAGGTCGTTCGGGAACACGGCGACGGTGCCGGAAAGGTGCTTGGCGCCGAGCTGGTCAGAGCCCAGGCCAGCGGCAAGAAGCGAGTTACTGCTGGCTCGATGAAAGGGCCTTCGATACCGAAGCCCAGGCTTGAAGCAGTGCACACCGCGTCACGCAATTTAATTGCATCGCTGGACTCGATCGATGAGGACAGCCGGTCCCTTACCATTCCCACTGCGCTTGTCCTGCAACTGCGCGAAGCCCTGGACGGCGCCAAACCGAGATAACAACTCATGGACACGATCACTTGCGGATCATGGATTGGCCAGCTCGGCAAGGCGCTGGCTCCCCGTGAGCTCGAAGCATTGCTGTGGGTGGCCCAAGGCCTCACCACTAAAGAGATCGCCCGCGAGATGGCGGTCAGCCCTGGCACCGTGGCCAACCGCATCGAGGCCGCACTGTTCAAGCTGGAGGCCGGACGCCGCATCGAAGCGGTCACCAAGGCCATGCGCCAACAGATCATCAGCCCGCTTTGCATCGCCCTCGCCGGGATCATCGCCATGCATGCAGTGATCGGCGACAGCGACCCCATGCGCCGCGACCGCCGCGTGCCTGAGCGCCGCATCGCCCAAGTTCGAATCGTTCGCAAGGCCGAAGCCTTCGAACTCCACGCCTGACCCCACCGAGGATCACCCATGCAGACAGCAATGCACCCTGCATTCGAGCAGAAGCTTGCCGTGCTCGCGGCCCTGCTCGAGCGCAGCAAGTCAGTGAGGGCCGAAGCCCATGCCAAGGTCAACCAGACCGCACCGCGCTACCAGGCGTGCGGCAAAGGTCCGAAGTGGGATGTCGTCGAAGTATCTACCGGCGCTGTTCAGGGCTTCGCCTTCAGCTACCGCACCGCAATGCGTTTCGTGGATGCGATGGAGGCAGGCGCAGCGAGCAAACAAGGCGGCCTGCAATGATCGGGCAATCGAACAACCGCGACCAAATTCTGGCCCAGCTGCACGCCAGCATCGACAACTTCTTTGGCAACGGCGGCTCGGTAGAAACCCTGCCTGGGTTCGAGTACGTGCCACACCGGCCTCACCGCGACCTTGAGCCAATGCGCGCATCGGTAGCCGTCCCACCCAACAAACGGGTGGCAGCACGCCTGAAGCAGCTTGATGAGCTCCGCGAGCTGGCAAAGACCATGACTTACAAGGAGGCAATGGCCCACACCGGACTCGCCCAGGCAACGCTGTGTCGGGCTGCCGCGCAGGGCAAGTTCAAGTTCCAGCGCGATCCGAACTACGGCATGAGCAACCTGGGCAAGAAGCTAAGCGACCCCGTTGAAGACCGGTCGAAGGCAGAAAAGATCATCGCCTACCGCAATGTCGGAATGTCCCGGGCGGACGTGGTTCGTGAGCTGCAGATTTCCTTCAAGCAGCTCGGCCGACTACTCCGAGAGTTTGAAATCGACTTCCCGACCACCGCCGAGAAGCGAGCGACCAGAAACGCATGAACCGCGCTACCGCACGCGCCCGGCATGGCCGGCGCCAGCAGCACATCAATCTGCCGCCCAGCGGCATCGTTCACCAGGAGACGCAGCAATGTCCAAGCCCACTGACACCACCGAGTTCCTGCAGGAGCTCAATGGCGGCGCCTTTGCCAGCCAGATTGGCCACGCCCTCTCCGAGGTAGCCGCGGGCGTTGTCGATCACGGCAAAGCCGGAAAGATCACCATCACCTTGGACTTCAGCCAGATCGGCGACTCCCACCAGGTGAAGATCAAGCACAAGCTCGACTACAAGGTGCCCACCAAGCGCGGCACGCGCAGCGAGAACACCAGCCTGGACACGCCGATGTACGTCGGTACCGGCGGCAACATCTCTCTGTTCCCAGAAAAGCACGACCAGCTCTTCACCCGTGACGAAGCACCTGTACACCCACGCTCGTAACTCACTGCACCCACAAGGAAAAGCGAATGTCCCTCAGCAAAGAAGCACTCGAACTGATTCAAGAAAATGCCGTCGCTGCAGCTCGCATCACGCTGCCTGCCCTCGGCGAGGTTGCCGTTGTCCCGCAGAACTTCAACGTGGTTGACCTGGAACGCTACCAAGCCGGCCGCAACCGCTTCCGTGGCACCTACGCCACCCACTCGCTGGCTGACTACAGCGCCTACGTTGTCGAACGGTCGGCGCCATCAGCGCGCGGTTTCATCGATCAAGACAACATGAGCTGCATCGTTCTGTTCAACATCGGCACCGCTGAAGAGCCAGGCCATGCCGATGACCGCGCCGTGCTGTGCCTCAAGGCTTCCGCTGCGTTCGCCGCCGTTCAGGCGGTGTGCGGCCAGAGCCTGGTGCAGAAGTCCATGAGCGACTGGATCGAAGATTGGAACCAGCACCTGGCGGCCACCGATGAAAATGGCCAGACCATGACTATCGCCAAAGCGATTGCTGCGGTTCGCACCATCACCGTTAAGGCGTCGTCCGAGAGCGATCACGCCGTCGGCGAGACCCGCGCCAGCCGCAGCACCATGGACCAGATCGAGGCGAGCAGCAAAGAAACCCTGCCGGCCTGGCTGGACTTCAAGGTCATCCCCTTCGAAGGCCTGGCTGAGCAAGTGATCCGCCTGCGCGTATCGGTCATCACCGGTGGCTCCCAGCCAGTGCTGAAACTGCGCTGGCTTGGCGAAGAGGCCCAGCGCGAAGCGATCGCCCAAGAGTTCAAGCAAGTGCTCGAAACCAAGGTAGGCAGTGCAGCCAAGCTGTCGCTGGGCACCTTCGACGCCAAATAATTCATGGAGGAATGACCATGCAGGCCCTGAACATCAGCATCAAGCATCTCACCTTCAACATTCACGCTGCACCGAAAGCCTCAATCCCTGGCCTTGCAGTTCTCGGCGCTGCGCTGGCGGCTGGCGGCGTCGCAACAACTGAAGCGCCGGCCAGTATTCCTGAAGTTGGCCAGGTCTGGCCCGGTGAAGGCGGTATCAACGGCGGCTTCGTTCCTGCTCGCGGCGATGTTCCAGCCCACTACCTGATCTTCGCGTCGACCGATGTTGGCGACCACGCCTACGGCCGCTATGGCGAGGACTCGAAGGCGACCAGCAAGACCGATGGCCATGCCAACACCCTGGCCCTGCTCGAAGAAGGTGATCATACAGCCGCCAAGGCTGCATCCGAGTATCAGGCTGACGGTCACACCGACTTCCACTTGCCTGCAGCAGCTCAGCTGTATCAAGGCTGGCTGAACTGCCCTGACATCTTCGACAAGCAGGCCTGGTACGTGTCGAGCTCGCAGTTCTCAGCCTACATCGTCTACGTCATGGACTTCAGCGTTGGCTACCAGCACCGCGACTACAAGCTCCTCGAGCGTCGTGTGCGCCCCGTCCGCAGAAAGTTTATCTAATCCTTCATTCCTTCAATTCTGGCCGCCAGGCCAGCAGCAACCGGGGCGCATCAGCGCCTTTTTTGTTGCCCTCAAAACAGGATGCACTCATGAACGCACCAGCAATCGCGGCACATGATGAGCTTCAGATTGGCCAGCCCTACGGCGGTGGCTTCTTCATCGGCATCACCCAGGAAAACGGCAAGCTCTACCGGAACATCCAAGCGCCAAAAGCCTTCGAACTGAAGGGCGCAGTCGGCTGCTACGGAAAGGACGTCGATGGGGCCAAAAGCTATACGGACAGCCGGGCCAACACGGAAGCATTCGCAGCGGAAGGCAGCGAGCTGGCCCAGCAAGCCCTGGGGCTGACCATTGGCGGCTTCTCCGACTGGGGTCTCCCGGCGCGCGACGTACAGGAGCTGCAGTATCGCCACCTGAAGCCTACCGAGCAGGAGAACTACTGCTCTTGGCGTGACGGTGACAACCCCTCGAGCATTCCGCCAGGTCTGCCCTACACCGAAACCTTCCCAGCTCAAACCGCCCTGGAGGCGTTCCAAGAGGGCGGGCCGGAAGCCTTCGAGCCTGGGTGGTACGCATCGAGTACGCAGTTCTCAGCCCTCTACGTCTGCCTCGTGGGCTTCAGCGATGGCCTCCAGTACGTCGACGACAAGCTCAACGAGCGTCGTGTGCGCCCCGTCCGCAGAGAACTCATCCAGTAATTCAATCATTCATTCAAGCCGCGCCAGCGGCTCGCTTTAAGGTGCTTTCGCATGGCCATGCACACGGATCTCGATATCCACAAATCAGCCCAGGAACTACTGGGCGTCTCACTTCAGCTCGTCCGGAACATCCCGCGCGACGTGAAGCAATTGGCGGGTACCAAGATCATGGACGAGTGCCTGGAAGTGCTGTTGCTGATAGGCCGCGCCAACATGGCCCGCGATAAGCGCCCTTCCCTGAACGTCTTGCTGGAATGCCTCCAAAAGATCAACTACCTGATGCGAGCACTGATGGACATGCACGCGATCAGCGTCCCGCAGCACAGCCGCGTCATGAGGCTTTCCGCTTCGGTCGGCAAACAGGCAAACGCCTGGAAAAGAGTTTCCGCAACCGCGCCCGCTACTTGAGAGTCAAGGCTCTCTTGTCTGTGCGCTGAATCTGGTCGTGCCGCTGACCTGAGGTCACCGCTATGCGCATCACAGATACCGCCGATCTAAAGCGTTCGGGCTGGTCTGGCGCAGTTTCCCCGATGAGCAATCGCCGGGGCGACGTAGATAGCACGGCAGGTCGCAGTTCTCAGCCAACAACGTCTACATCATGGACTTCAGCGATGGCAACCAGAACAACGACAACAAGAACAACGAGCGTCGTGTGCGCCCCGTCCGCAGATTCGCCCGTTGCGAGCTTCACCTTCGAGGAATTGGCCCAAGCCTACTACGACTGCCGACGGCACAAGCGGAACACCGCGAGCGCCCGGTGCTTCGAAGTCGACATGGAGGCCAATCTCCTCGACCTATTCGACGATCTTCAGGCTGGCACCTACCGGCCTGGCCGATCAATCTGCTTTGTGGTCACCCGGCCAAAGGCCCGCGAGGTGTGGGCAGCCGACTTCCGAGACCGCATCGTGCACCACCTGCTGTACAACCGCATCGGCCCCGCCATCGAGCGCAGCTTCATAGCGGACAGCTGCGCCTGTATCCCAGGGCGCGGAACGCTGTACGCCGGTAAGCGGATGGAGGCGAAGATCCGCAGCCAGACGCAGAACTGGTCGAAGCCCGGCTTCTACCTCAAGTGCGACCTGGCGAACTTCTTCGTGTCGATCGACAAGCGCGTGCTGGGCCGGCAGCTGGCCGAACGGATCGAAGATCCGTGGTTCCGACAGCTAGCACTGCAGGTGCTGATGCACGACCCGCGTGAAAACTACGTCGAGCGCAGCCCGGCGCACCTGTTCAACCGGGTACCGCAGCACAAGCGCCTCACCGCGCAGCCAGCGTACCTAGGCTTGCCCATCGGCAACCTGTCGTCGCAGTTCTTCGCCAATGTCTACCTAGACGCCCTGGACAAGTTCTGCAAGCACACGCTCAAGGCAAAGCACTGTATCCGCTACGTCGACGACTTCGTGCTGCTGCATGAGTCGCCGCAGCAGCTGAACGAATGGCTGCGCCAGATCGAAGACTTCCTGCCCAGCCTGGGCGTCAGGCTCAACCCATCGAAGACAATCCTGCAGCCGATTGACCGAGGCGTGGACTTCGTCGGGCATGTGATCAAACCCTGGCGGCGTACCACTCGCAAGAAGTCGGTAGCCCAGGCCATGAAGCGCACCGCCGCAGCGCCAGCAGACGACCTGCGCCAGACGGCCAACAGTTACTTCGGTCTGCTCGGCCAAGCCAGCCACAGCCAGAAAGACCGGGCCGCGCTGGCCAATCTGGTGCTGCGGCGCGGGCATGTGGTCAACAGTGCGCTGACCCAGACTTACCGAAAGCGATGAGAAGAGAACTTTTGTACTCCACCCAGCTGTAACCCCTCTCCCCTCTATTTCGATGCGGCCAGGCGGTCAGCTGCAGGAACACCTTCAGTTGCTATACGGCGAGCGCGCCCCACGCCCCAGGCCAGTGCTCTGGTCATCGACTCGCCTGGACGTGAGTCGAACGCCTCTTCATGGACAGCCATGCCGCTAGGGGCATATACGCCGATGAACATTTGCGTCGTGCCAGTGCGGGACAGCCTAACCTGGACATCGATAAGCGTGCCGTCATCGAATGTTTCGTCATGAACCCGGTGATGTATGTTTGGGTCCGCCCACTGCCAAAAAGTCTCCCCGCGAATCCGCATGTCGTCCTCCTACGACTTCAGCTGTATGCATTTATCCACCATAGCCAAACCGAAGTGGCTCGCAACCGCACCTGGCTGATTTGTGATCCGAATCAGACTATTGGCAAGTACCGCTTTTTCTAAACCCCCTTCCCTCTATTCACTGCCGCGATATGGCGGCCAAGGATCTCCTGTGCTCAACGCAAACATCCACGACTCACTCAACACCTTGACCGCCAGCCAATTAGCCATGCTGCTGGTAATGCGCAAAGGCCTCGACTTTGGCTACGAATACACCTTCACCGATGATGATGGTCAGTCCGCCACTGTCGACCACGCCTTCCTCGCCGCAGCGCCGGGTGATCTGCTGGAGGTGATCTTCGAAGAAAACGAGCATGACGACGCCATCAATGAAGTTCGCTACGAGGCCGAAGATGTCAGCGGCATCCCTGAGTGGTGCCACTACAGCTGGGGCAGGAACTACGAGGTTGATGTGAAGGCCTTCATCCTGCCAGATGGTCGCGCCCTCGCCTTCTGCGAGATGAGCGGTGGAGGCAAGCACGGCGAGCCTAACGCCTACCCCTGGGTCAAAGAAGCCAAGTTCATCAAGGTCACAGGCGTGCAGGAGCGTGTCATCAAGACCTACACGTTCGAGGAAATCCCCGAGGCTGATGAGGTGACGCCATGACCCGCCTCGCCCTCTGCCTCCTGCTGCTGGCCACCGGCGCCAGCGCAACCGAGAACGTCATCGACGTGCAGCACGACAGCCAGCGCGGCGTCACTTGCTACCTGCTGAATGGGGTCGGCATCAGCTGCATATCCGACAGCCAGCTTAGGACTCCGAGCTGTGGCGCCGGAACCGACTGGCCTTGCGATGGGCAGGCGCACAACCAGCGCCAGCTCTCCCCGCACGAAACCCAACCCGAACCTACACCCGCTCTGGCGCCTGCGCGCTGGATTGATGAGAGGTATCAGCTGTGAGCAAGTATCGCAAAGGTCAGCTCTACACCCGCCGCATGCGCCCGTCTGACGACAGCGACAACTGGCGCATGGCAATGCGCCTTTCCTTCTACACAGTCATGCTGCGCAGCGGGGACTACAAGAGCGCTTACGTGCTTTGCCGTCATGGGATGAAGGGGGTCATGGAAGTGGCCCGCACCCGCCGCGACCTTACCGCAGGCCTACTTATGTATGGGTGCCGGAACTTCAAGGATATTCAGCGCAAGAGCAAATTCGGCAACATCGAGCGCGCCAAAGCGGCCAAGGCCAAGCAGGTGGCACCATGCCCGACCTGATCGAAGTGAGCGCGGCGAACCTCTCCGGGGAGGCGCTGGGCTGGGCAGTTGGCATGGCCGAAGGGCTGGATGTTTACTTGGAGCCCCCCGGGTACAACGGCGTGCCTTGGAGGGTGTTCGCCCGGCACCAGGGGCAGGCAATCGCGCACACCAAGCGCTTCAACCCTTGGGAAGACTGGGCGGTCGGCGGCCCCTTGATCGACAAACACCGCGGCGGTCTGCAGTGGAACCCACACATGGGCAGTAGCAAGTACTGCTACAGCGGCGGCCCAGGAACAGCTGAGGCATGGTTCTACGGGCCGACCCCGCTGGTTGCTTTCTTCCGCTCACTCGTCAAAGCCAAGCTCGGCGATGCCGTCCAGGTGCCCAAGGAGCTATGCCAATGATCCTCCCCCTGATGTACATGACTTACCTGATCTGGAAAGCCCCGCGATGAAGCTGGCTCAGAAAGCACTCATCCTCGGCTTCGCCGCCGGGTTTGGATTCATGGCCGCTCAGGACTTCTGGTGGCTTATCACGGGATGGCTGAGCATCTGCCGCGGCTGACCTTTCTCTGGTTTCACAACTCAACCCATAACCCCCCGTCGACATGCGCGGGCATGGAGAACCTATGTCTGAACAAAAAACGATGTGCATCTACCACGGCAACTGTGCTGACGGCTTCGGTGCCGCCTGGGTTGTCCGCAAAGCTCTAGGCGACCAGGTCGATTTTGTGGCCGGCGTGTACGGTCATGAGCCGCCAGATGTGACCGACAAAGACGTAATCATCGTTGATTTCAGCTACAAATATGACGTTCTCGCACGGATCAGCTGGAAAGCCCGGAGCATCATTGTTCTGGACCATCACAAATCGGCGGCTGAGGATCTGGCCAAGTTCCCACCTTTCCATGCCGGTGTTCGGTTGGATGGCCGGCACGCCGACGGATCTACCGCGCTGGGCTGGGAAAGTGCGCACACCTTCATGTATTCGCAGAACTCCCCGGCCATCGCCTGCTGCTTCGACATGAACCGCAGCGGCGCCATGCTGGCCTGGGACCACTTCTTCCCCGGTAAAGAGCCGCCAATGCTGCTGCGCCACATCGAGGATCGCGACCTCTGGCTTTTCCAGTTGGACGGCACCCGCGAAATCCAGGCCAACCTCTTCAGTTACCCCTACGACTTCGAAGTCTGGGACAAGCTCATGGCCGCCGATATGGAAACCCTGCGCTCGGACGGTGCCGCAATTGAGCGCAAGCACCACAAAGACATTGCCGAACTGGTCGCAGTGATGAAGCGCCGCTTGGTCATCGGCGGACACGATGTGCCGGCGGCCAGCCTTCCCTACACACTCACCAGCGATGCGGGCCACCTGATGGCTCAGGGCGAGCCGTTCGCCGCCTGCTATTGGGATACCCCCGATGGTCGTGTTTTCAGCCTGCGCAGCACTGACGAAGGTCTCGACGTGTCGGAGATCGCCAAGCAGTACGGCGGCGGTGGCCACCGCAACGCCTCCGGTTTCCGCGTGCCGTTCGGTCACGACCTGACCAAGTAACCCGCCCCCCTTTTTAAGGAAGCCCGCCGGCAAACGCTCGCGGGCATGGAGGCCCTATGCCCGAAAACACCGACTACAGCATGTCGCCAGACGACGCACTGATCATCGCCGGCATCAGCCAGCATGGACTGGATACACGCCGAACCATGGTGAAGGCCCTGTGGAGACAGCACGGCGCTGCAAAGCTAGCCGAGATGTTCGCTCAATTCATTGGGATGGCGAACTCCGTCGCAGCCAACTGCGCAGAGATGAGCGACATGGTCCTCATCCATGAATGCGGGGTTCACCCCGACAAGTTCGACAGCGTGAACCTTCCGACCATCTTCGGTGCCTGCCAAGGCGTGCAGATCGCCAATAGGTGCGACCCCGCCGGTGCATGCCATGGCTGCGCCTACCGCCTGGGCTCCATCGCCAATCAGTCACCCATAACCACCAGCGACGCCGAATTCATGGCGCATGACCGCAAGGGCTTCATGTGTCATGCCGATCTCGACGAGCGCGGTGAACCCCTTCGAATTTGCGTGGGCCACGCCAAGGCAGCCCGAGCCTCTACTTGACCACCAACCTGCCGCCACCAGCGGCGTGGAGACCATCCCATGGAAACCGAGATCCTTTCGGACGAAGAGCTGGCCGACCTTACCGGCTACAAGGCCAGGGGCTGGCAGCGCCGCTGGCTCAATGACCGCGGCTGGCACTTCGTCGAGAGCCGTGGCGGCCGCCCGTTGGTGGGTCGCCAGTACGCCCGCATGAAACTTGGCGTGACCCTCGAAGTGGTGCCCTTGACGCCACCGCCGCCCCCAAACGTTCCCGCGTGGACACCCGATGTATCGAAGGTAAGGTGATATGCGCCCCAGGAAGACAGAAAATAGGGATCTACCACCGGGCATGTACCGGCGCAAGCGCACCAGCAAGAGCAAGAAGAACCCGGGCAAGGAATGGATCAGCTATTTCTACCTGGACAAGTCAGGTAAGCCGATACCGCTGGGTACCGACTTGAGCTTAGCCCGGCTGAAATGGGCGGAGCTGGAGGCGAAGGAAAAACCGAAGGACCTGGTGACCATGGGGGCGATCTTCGACCGGTACGAGCGCGACATCATCCCGAAGAAGGCGCCGCGCACCCAGAAAGACAACCTCGCTGAGATTCGCCAGTTGCGGACGTACTTCGAGAAAGCACCCATCGACGGCGTCACGCCAGCGCAGGTTGCCCAATACCGAGACGCCCGAAGCGCAAAGGTCAGGGCCAACCGGGAGATCGCAACCCTCTCCCACGTCTTCAACATCGCTCGGGAATGGGGGCTGACAAGCCGAGAGAACCCGTGCCAGGGCGTGCGCAAGAACAAGGAAGTACCCCGCGACTTCTACGCGAACGATGCAATCTGGAAGGCCGTCTACGCAAAAGCGGTGGATGAACTGAAGGTTGCCATGGACTTGGCGTATTTGACGGGCCAGCGTCCGGCAGACGTGCTGGTGATGAGGCGGGACGACATCGAGGACAAGGCCCTCGGCGTGAAACAAAAGAAAACCCACAAAAAGCTGCGCATCATGCTTGAAGTGGATGGTGTGGAGAGCGGGCTGGGCAAGCTGATCAGGAAGATTCTGGAGCGCAACTCGAGTCACGGCTCCCCGTACCTCATCCTGACCGATGCAGGCAAACGGGTCACGGCTGCGATGCTTCGCCATCGTTGGGACGATGCCAGGGAGGACGCAGTGAAGGAAGCAGTTGCCGCCGGTGACCAGGTCCTGGCCAGCCGCATCAGCCAATTCCAGTTCCGCGACATTCGCCCTAAAGCGGCCTCGGAAATCACCGATGTCGACCACGCCAGCCTGCTACTCGGCCATACCAAGGGGGACATTACCGAGCGGGTTTATCGTCGAGTTGGAGCCTTGGCGAAACCCACTAAATAA